CCAGCGTATATGTTTACTTCTCCTCCACCAGAATTAACACTAACATCAACATACCCCTTTGTGGTCCACGAAGCCTCACCTTCAGAAACCATAATTGCTGAAGCATATGAACCACTATCATCTATATACCGATAATTGGTGTAAGCCCTACTATTCCCAGCACCATCAGACAAATCACCATGTCCGTAAGACATTGATCCAGCAGACCATATAAGGTGTCCCATCACCTGATAGTCAGTTGTTCCACCACCTGCATCACCCTGAATATAAACAGCCTTGTTATTGTTCCCAAGCGTACTGTCATCATAAATCTGTAATATCTCGTCATAGTAAGTACCACCTGAAAGCCTTTCCAACCCCAGTGCCCCATTTGCATCCACCCCAGCACACACCATCCTAACTGCTCCGTCACTGGTATATATCGTGCGTCCAAGTCCGGAACCTCCATAGTCATAAGCATCATCAAGTGTTCCTCCTGCTCCTCCTGTAGATGCTGCTGCTAAAATCGCAGCAAATATAGAACCCTCTCCACCTATAAGGGTTTCTATATTAGACCACTCAGCCTCAGTTGATGACAACAATATACCATCAGACGACCATCCAATTGGATTGTTGTCATCAGTAAAAGGAGTAGAATTCAAATCAATATACGACCCATCTACAGATATTCCCGTAGCAGATGTTATAAGAATATTTTCACCATAAGCTGTACCTGTCTTTGCCCTTACTGTTATATAATTCACAGGACTAGCTGCCGTATCAGCCCATATTCTAGTATATCCAGATCCACTAGATATAGAACTACTATTAATACCAGAATCTTTTCCGCTATCAACATCAGTAACAGCATCAAACAACGCATTTCGGTAACCACCGTTATCATCGTCAGCATGAAAAATAATATTAGATTTAGATGATCCAGAACTTGTCGTTTCAGCCTCTACTGTTACTGTAGCTGTATTACCTGAACCTGTAGCACGACTCTTGTAAAGTGAACTAATATTCCCAATTGCTGAATTATTTCCAACAACAAAATCATCATTAGAAAAAATTACAAATCCATCACTAGAACCACCACTGCCCCTCATATAGATAGAGTATGCCTGGTTATCATACCAATCCTGTGCTGAAGATGCATTCTGTACAATCTCTAAAACATGGCTGTCATTAGTGTCATCATCTTGAGTCAATGTTAGAGCAGATGCATTTCCTCCATCTTGTATCAATATCTCTACAGAATCACCTACATTAAGCGGACTAAGTACAGTACCTGTTCTAGTCCAATATCCTGTTCCTGTAGCATCTACTAAAATACTCTCATTTGCTCCAGGATTCTGTACTGTAAACGTAACACCAGATCCCTGAATTATCTTGCTACTCAAATACCCTGGAGTAGTATCAGCAGCAGTCGTCATTACTCTATATGTATCTCCACCACCAGCAGTACTCTTAAAACTAAACATCTGGCGTGAAGGATCACCCTGCTCAAGAGTTGACCCGTTAAACCAATTGATAGTATAAGCATCATCTATATATCCAAATATCTGTATTGAAGGATCAATCTCTACAGAACTATATAGTTCAAAAGCAGTATCCTGCGGACCAACTGCACCAGGCGTAAGCACAACCCCAATCATATACCCAGCCTGCAATTCTAAATCAGTGGACGAATCAATTGTAATAGATGTATTTAAAGTCCTGGAAACAATAACCAAATCACCAGTCATAACCAATTTAGGAGTTCCAGCGTCGTCTATTACACTAGCATTAGGAATCGACTGAAATATGACCTTTAGATTTTCTGTATTAGTAAATACAGTAGAATCTTGATCATTTACAAGATCTAAAAATTGTTGCTGCCAAAGTTGCCAATCAGCACTCCATGGCGGTATTGGCCATTGATTCCTTGGTGTTTCCTGCATAATGTTACCCTTGCAACAAGTTAATAGTAAGACTTCCGTATACTATAACCTGATTTTCCTCTGGTACTAAGTTGCCACCAGTTAAAAAAGCACTAGGTCCTGTAATCTCTATATTCACATAATCAATTCCTGGAATCTGCTTAACAACCTCGTACAACGAATCTAAATACAACGGACTATTAAAATCACGTCTTTTAAGAATACCTAAAATAACAGCTCTAACTTGAGATTCAACAGCAGATGGTACATAAGAAGATACCACAGTACCATTTACACTTATGTCAGCAGGTACCAATGAAGTTGATCCATCTACTACTTCTACCACCTGCGTAACCTCTTTTATTCTGTTCAGTTCTGTTTGTAACGCATTCTTTAATCCTATAGATGGAGCAACGTAATTACCGTCAAGATCAAGAGAAAGTATTGGAACCTGAACATAATTTGACAAACAATCATCTGAAAACAAACTAGCTACATGATTTGCTATTCCATCTGTTCCATTTAATTTTGAATCTATATCACTAGATATAGAATCACTCTCATCTTCTATTAAAGATATTTGATTTTGAATACTTGATATAGTAGTATTCATCAACCCAATATTTGATGACATAGAATCCAATTGATCTTCTACATACCCACTATTTTCTAAATAATCATTTAAACTTCTTAAATTTGGAAATACACTACTATATATAATACTTTTTGCACTAGTAGCTGCTATCCTGGAATTTTGACTCTCTTCATTTGCTGATGTAGCAGAATAAATAATTGAATTAACATAATCAAGTATCTCCTCTGTAGTTGCTCCTCCTGTTTCAATTAGGGTCTTTAAACTATTCGCAGCATTCAATGCTTCCATACTCTGATACTCAGCAGTAGAAGACCTCGTCTCTGATATCTCTATATTTGTAAGCACATTTTCTGCTCCACTATTAGCAGCTCCTACAAAACCAAACATCGTTAATCTATAAGTATCCAAAACAGAATGTATAGTTGTAATCGCATCAAGTATCGTTCCCAATTCATCAGAATCACTATCTAATAAAGCATTAATAGATGAAATATTTGTATCGAAATTACTCAAAATATCAGTAATGTCATCAATCAATGCGTTCAATACAATATCATCATATCTACTTCTTGGATTTATAGCATATGCCTTTGCCACACCTCCAAATGAAGCATCTCTAAAACTATTCGCCAATGCCTCATAATCCTGTTGTGTTATCGCAGCACCTCTAGCAGCAAAACTAACAGGTGCCCACCTTTTAGCACTCTCAGCCTTTTCAGGATCTAACCCATTTGCAGATCTGGCATTCGTAATTGTAAAATTTACTGGCTCTCCAGCAATAGTTAATGTATCTATAGATTTCTTAATTGAATCAGATGTAACACTCCCCTTCGCACCATCTATAATTAAAAATCTAATCTTTACTTCAGCTCCTACTGGAGGAATATTTCCAGCTAAACCGTCACCAAATCTTACAATAGGTGGATTAGCCAAATAACTAACCTCATAATGATTTGGAGTATCAGATCCGAATTCTAAAAAATCCAACTCGGTCCACAATGTTCCATCAACCCATACTTCTATGTTGTTGTAACCAAGAAAGCGGTCTTCATCAATACTAGCCAATCTATACGTCTGATTTTTGGTTCCATCAGCCGTATATGTAAGTGTCCTAGTTTCACCCTGCCTAACATCAATATCAACTGTATCACCAGCACTCAACGCAGTTGATTGGATATATTTTTCGTAAGATTCATACTGATATCCACTTGTACTCTGATACCTCCATCTGTCTTTCATCTCAAACGGACCACTGGTACCGTCTGGAAATGTCAATGTAACTGTAGTAGATCCAGCAGAAGCTGGAGTCATTTTGTATCCAATTTGCTCTACAAGACGTTCTACCGCAGCTCTAGTTCTAGCTGTCTCTAGATATCCGTCAGATGCTTCCCTATCCAAATACCATGAAAGTGCAGCATAAGCCCATGATACAAGCTCAATAAGCATAACACCCTGATTAGTAGTAGCATAATCGTTGTATACCTCTTCGTATTCAACCTTCAGTCTTCTTAATAGATCATCAAATATTGATGCAAAATCCCTAGCGGAATATCTTATAGAATTCAATGGCTTTCTATCTTGAACTAATGGACTATACTGATCTTCTGTCGCCATATTATTGCCCCTGTGCAGTTGGTGTATAAACTACTTGCTGCTGATGCGTCTCTCCACCAACTGTATATTCAATATCAAAAACTATATCAGTACCAAGTCCTTCTTGATACTCAACTTGACTGGATCTGACATTGTTAACTCTAACTCCTGGAACAAATGTCTCTATTGCATTTGATACCTGATTGGCAATCCTTACCTTCTGTATAGGTGTCATATTGGAAAATACATATTCATATAAATTAACACCAAGATTGTAATGCATTATCCTCTCACCAATACCTGTCATCATAAGAGATACTATATTTGCAAATGAACCATTTGTTGCACTAGCCATTGCTGGAAATCCAGATGGACCCTTCTGAAAAGGAAACGCAAACGTCTTAACAAGTTTACGATCATCAGTAGATGGTACTGTGTTTACAAATCCCATTATTCAAACCTACCACAATATCTTAAAATTTGCGATTTACTATAATTCTTTATCATGTCAATATCCTCAAAACGAACTTAAGTTCGCATAATTAATCCAAAGGACACCCAGGAAGTTTCGGCAAACCTGGCAAATTAGGTATCGCTGGAAGACTAAACGGAATCTGTGGTATCGGTATAGCTAATTTCGGTGTCGGTAAAGATATACTGATTCCTGGTATACTTACACTTATACCTATAGTAGGTAATTTAGGAATCGCAGGAAAACTAAACGGAGGTTGTGGTATAGGTATCGATATCTTCGGTATCGGCAAACTAACATTTGGTATATTAGGAACGCTTGGCAAAGTAGGTATCGCAGGGAGACTGAATGGTGGCTGCGGTATCGGTATCGATATCCTAGGTATCGGTAGAAATGGTATCCTGCATCTACTCATGGAATAAATACCTTTTCACTTAATTCTTTGTAAAGCATAGGAGGAGGTGTAGCACCTGGTGTTGTAGGAGACCCAGGGGGGCCACTAGTATGCTGATGTATTAGTCCCCATCCCAATGCAAAAGCATTCCCTCTAACAAGTGGCTGGCTGGCACCCTTCCCAAGCATTACAGTTCCTGCGTCAGCATTAAATTGTTTAGCACAATTTGCTACTACATTGTCACCAGTTAATAAAATATCCTTTCCATCTATCCCTATAGCACCTCCTGATTTAGTCATCAGCGTGATCTTATCATCTCCCAAAAACAACATTGATAATACATTACCCTGATCATCCAATGTCTGAATAGTCGTCTCATCGTCTTCTGCATTCATGTATACCATAGACCCTTTATCATTAGTAATTAGAGTGTTTCCATCTTTCGTTAGGCTTATAAATTGAGATGTAGGTTCTCCCTCACCATCTCCTCTAGCGATAGTTATCTCAAGATTATCTGGATCATCATTAAATCTAATAAAATGACCGGACTTCGTTCTTATGCCCCTCTTCGAGGGGCCAACATCTTCTATATCGTCAGAATGAAATGTATCTGCAGTCTGATTTGTAGTTATAAACCCTCCCATATAAATGGGACTCTTTGGATCTCCAAATTCAAATTGCACCCAAATATTCGTACCAATATCTGGAGGATGAAACATCCCAGTAGTTTGACCATCTGGTGTTGTTCCCATGCCATTCATACTCGGCATCATCCAAAATTTACTCGGCACATCTGATTCTTTCGGCATATAGATAGCTGGACAAGTTGCCCTTACACGCCCTCTGTTATCTGGATCATTGTTGTCTATAACCCTACCTGGATAGGTACCATAATATCTACCACAAAAACGCTCTAGACCCCTCGTGACATCTCCGAGATAATCCCTCAACCAATTCAATACAACACTCATTGCATCTGACCACCCTTCGTTTCTTTCTTTTCATCAGCTGTAGATTTTGTACCACGACGATGTACGTTAAGTGTCATATCCCATGTACCTAAACCCCAAGAATGTACAATTTTGTCAATATAATACGGTCCATCATAAATCAATCCAGCCATATGAAGATGACATATATTACCTACTTTTTCTTCATTATGACCTATCGTTGCTATTTCCATTTGTAAACCAGGATTACCATACTGGTTAAATTGCTTAACTTGGTACTCAAATAATTTAGAACCACCTGGTAATAATGGAGCACTAATAAACGTAGCAGATCTTTCATCACCCTTTAAATTATCTATAACATATCTCTCAAACTCAGCATCCTTTGGTTTGAGATCTTTCGGTACATCATTCTCTATAGTTCCTACAATAGCCTCTTCGCTATCTTCAGGAGATGTTATTATCTCTACATCTTCACCAGTTTCTTTGTCTATAGCAGTTGCCTCAGTTCCACTAGCAGCAGCACTCGCATTTCCAGTTACCCAACCTATCTCATCTCCTTGTGGCGTAAAAGAATAGCAAGGATACTGATGATTTCCATGATCTATTCCACCTCTAATTACATACTTATTTGAAACACCAGAATTATCAGCCAAAATACCCTTTGTCTGATCTTCTATAGTACAAACAGTCAAATATTTTATGCTGTTTTTCGTAACAATTACAAATTTACAATAGTTTTCTTTACATATTGTTTTCAATGCATCCCAAACACTTTTATTAGCTAAACCACCATAAAATTCATCTCCATTAATTTCATCTGAAGATGAATCAAGATTTTCACGAGCCCTATCTGTTATATCTACTTTCATACCGAGATCTGATACCAAACCTTCTATCCATTTTACAGCATCGTTTCCAGCAGTATCAAAAAGAGTCTTTGACACAGTGTATCCAAGAGACTTAATAGGAATTGGATTAATATCTATAGACCCAGAAAGACCATCTGGAGTCATACTTAACCCCTTGGCACCATTAACCATATTACCGTAGTACCAATCTATAAATCCACCACTTGCATATCCTATACGTGCCTTTACATAGTTTTTTTGCTTAAATGGCGTATCATTTGGATTCATTATCTTCAATGCATAATCATAGGGTATATCAAGTCCTATTATAAACTTCTCTATAACCATCTCTCCACCAAATGTCATAGATACAGAAGTCAAAAATGGTAAACCTCCAGGACCTAAATTCCACCTAGTTCCACTCTCCCAATCTACTATTACTACCTGAGCAATAGGATCTGTAAAAAGAATACTCATCGTTCTATATAATTACTAACCTGTGCCAATAACTTACTATCAATCCAGTTTTTAGACGGTATTTTTAACCGCGTTCCTTTGCGTATTGATACATCCGGTAAATCTAAATTGTTTCTAGCCGCTATTACCCAATACAACTCTTGCCTATCAATACCCCAAAATCTAGCGGCCATCTTATCCAACCTATCATTTGGGTCCTCTACTATATATGTCCTCTCTTCCTCTTCTACTCCATCCCAGTTAGGCATTTCAAACATCATACGAAATCTAACCAATTGTTCTGTATCCTTATCATATATCAATTGTTCAGGCATAAAATTCATAAATGAATATGGACGTGCTTTTAAAGTGTTCTTTCTTGGTTTTGGCTCAGACATATAATCCCCTTAAACTGCCGGAATCCCCTCCGATGTCAATGATCCAACTGGAGTTTTCTTACCAAGAACAGCAGCTGTAGTACGTACGTTCTCCTCTAGTATACTCTTTAACATCTTTCTCGTTGATGCACCCTCGTTAGTAATAGCAAGAACTACAGAAGCCAAACCAGGTAAACTCATAGCAGTCTTAAAACTCTTTTTTACGTTTACATTTGCTTCTGTATCGTCAGATTCTATCTGTACATCAGTAAGATCTTTAACCATAGATTTAGCTACATCAGCAAGGAACGTCCTCTGTGATGCCAATTCTCTCATTTTCGTAGCATATGTATCCAATGAAAGTATAACAGACTCGTCTAATGCATTCTCTGTCGCTATCCTTATCATATCTGTACTATCAGTTATTCCATTAGCAAATTGCTCCATTACAAAATAACCACCACGATATGCAGCATTCGCATCCCCTGTCCCTGCTAATGGTCCATATTCTATTGGAGAATGCGCCGTAGCAGAAGATGTTGCTTCAGCAAGTTTATCCGAAACCAAATCCTTCCCTTTTTCAAGTGAACTACTAATACCCTCTATAAACTGATCTCCAGTCGTCTGACCACCTAATAATACACCTTCTGCCTCTTCTGGTGTCATCATAGTAGAAGACCCAAATAAACCCTCTACAAGGTTTCCACCTGAAAACTCCCTAACATTAGATGTTTGATTTTCTGTTGCAACTTGTGACTGAATATCCTTCATAGTCTTTAAAACAGAAGACATCTTCTTTATAGCTTCAATATCTGGAAACCATGCCTCTTCAGTTTCCCATTTTAAAGCCTTCTCAATATCCGCAACTGATTTTGCCATCTTATTGGGATCCATAGCCCAACCACGTCTAATATCCTCCTTGCTCCACTTGAGCATTCCTTCTGCCATACCAAGACCCCTACCAGAAACTCCACCACCACTAAGATGAGACGCAACTTCCTTTCCAAGCAATACTCCAGCAGCTAAGGCAATAGCACCTATTCCTGTAGTAGGATTTGATAATACACTCATAAAAGAACCACCACCAAGCGCAGCTAAACCAACAAATGCAGCACCAATCTGACCTCCTGTACCAAACGCTTCTCCAAATCCATCCAGTATTGAACCAACAACATCTTTTATAGATCCTACAATACCCTTTATTATAGGTGACCAATCTAATTTAGAAAGTGATTTAGCAAGTTTACCAACTACAAAAGTAACACCCTCTAAAAATCTCTGCCAAGGAAAAATATCAACAACGTATCCAAATGCTTTTGATAATCCATCAACAATATCACTTACTACTCCTGAATCTACAAGGTTTTTAAATCCTACTTTCAAATATCCTAATACTTTCCCAAACCCTACCTTTAATTTTCCAAATAATTCCGAAAAAGGACTCAACATCTTCTTTCTGTCGCCAGAATCCATTGCAAACAAACTTGATATTCCAACTGCTCCAGCACCTAAAACACCCAATGGTCCAAACATACCAACCAACTGCATTACAGGACCAAGTTCATCTCCCAACTGCTTCATAGTACTTGTTATAAGACCAAACTTTGCACCAAATTTAGACGCTCCTTTTGCCCCTACTCCTGTAGATTGAGCTAATGACGAAAACAAACCACCCATTCCCATTTGCTTGAATTGAGATAGCATATTTACCCAAGGACCCCACGTCTTGTCTGATCCTAAAGTCCTAAGTTCTTTACCTGCTTCTCTCATACCAGATGTTTGCTTCTTAACCAATCCTTTAACTTGAGTTCTAGCAATACTTCGTATAGTATTATCAAACGCCAAAGTAGCTCTGTCATATGTATCCTGAAGTGTTAACCCTGAACTATAAGCATCTTTTCCAAACTGTTTTAAAGCTCCGGCCCCTTTGACACTAACACGAGCCATCTCGGAAAGCGCAGCCGTCCCCTTTGTAGTATTCTGAGCAAGATACGATAATCCAGCAGATCCCTCACCTAATGCACCTGATAATCCAGACAGTGCCCTTTGAACTTGCGGTGAAGCATTATCTCCAAAACGAGCATACAGATCGTTGATGCGCTGCATACCCATCACGGTATCCTTGCTACCAGTCAAAACGATGTCTCTTGCCTCGTCAAATCCTATACCTAATTGTGTCAAGAATTTTATAAGAGGATTGTCAGCTAACGCTCTTTCATCTCCAATAGCAAGCGCTTTCTCAACATGCACTGCCTGCTCAGCAAACATTCTCGCCACAGTGTTAGCCTTAGATATAGCTTCTTCCTGCGTATCTCCCATCTGACGAAACACACCTGACATCCTAGCTGAGGACTCCATTAGACTCATTATCTCTTTAGACGACCTAGCCATACTAGGTGGAAGGTCCTTGAATACTTCTCCGAGCTCGTCTAATTGAACCTTGGCATTCTTTATAGCACCTGCACCAGTACCCGCTACTTTACCTATAGCCATCAGGTTATCTAGCATCTTTGCAGCTTCTTTAGGAGATGCCCCCCAACTCGTCGTCATATCTCCAAGAATTGCCGTATAATAATTCATAGGAACATTGGTAGTCTGAACAACCTTTACCCAATCCTTGGTGCTCATTCCGAGAGCATCCATCGCATCCTTAGCACCTTTGTTCGCGACATGAATAGAAGCCATAGTATGTGCTACAGCATCAGCACTAGTATTCATTCCATACGCCATACCGGCAGCTCTACCTGCAAACTTCTTCATCTCGTTACTAGATAAATTCAACTCAGCAGCTATCGGCTTAGTCGTCTGCATCATAGACGTCATCGTAGCCTCAAGACTATTAGTAAGATTCCCTGACTCACCAGTAAGCGTTTTCATATTCTGAGCAATATTAGCAACATTAAACTGCATTACTCGATTCTGAATCGACTTCATAGCCTTCTTTACACCACCAGAAAGTTCAGAAAATCCTCTTCCCGCTTTCTTGGTAGCTTTTTCAGATTCGTCTCCAAAATCCTCCATCTCATCGCTAGCATCCCCAAATGCTTTCTTGAGATCTTTAATGACATCAACCTGATCATCCAATAGTTCGTTTATTTTATCCAGATTTTTAGCAGCAGAAGCAGACGCTTTTTTCATCCCAGCATCCGCTGCACCCATCTGAAAAGATATCCCAAGAAAACTCATGATTCTAAAACGAACTCAAGTTCGCTATCTCCTACGCCTAGGTACTGGTCTTTTTTGTTTCTGCCTAGCCTGAGCCTCTTTCTCCATCGTATATTTTTTATCTACAAATCTTCGCCTTCTTGAATATGGCATATTCATAACAGAGTCATAAGTCTGGCTTTGTCGCTCCATCAAAAAAAAGACCTCCTCCTCTAATGTTTCTTGGAGGCCGATGGGAAGAAAAAACCAGATTGCCCTACGTTCATCTCGCCTTCCCATTCATGCTGGCACTCATCACAGACATATTCAACTTTTGTATCTACAGAACCCTCTTCGGTTTCAAAAATGTTCCTCAATGCAGATCTATCATTAATAGATAAATCTTTTAGTGCCAAAATAGCATTTTTGTACTTCTTACTACGATCTAATTTCACACCATTAATAGCATCTACACGAGATAAAAGACCTAGTGTCAGTTGATCTCTCTTCTTTTTCGCCTGTGTCGTCAACCATTCCTCATCTTCTGTACGGATTACATGCCACTTAACCTCTGTACCACTAGGTAGTGTATCAACTCTCTCCCTTGTCATTCTATCAGGCATCGGAATTATTTCAATTTCTGATAAATTCAGTGTCATATGCTGTTCTACATTACACTCAGGACACGTAACCTTGCAGTCATAATAATCACCTAGCGATATCCTCCTAATAGCAATTAAGATCGCCATTCTGTCACCTGCTGTAAGTTTATATGCAGCTTTTTTCAAAACACTCTTATCAGTTATACTACCAATACCCTCAAGACAATTCCCTATAACCATATTCAGTCTAGATACAATAGACCCCTTTCCTGCTAAAACATCCTCTTCATGCCCCCTCATCTCTCGAACAACAGACGTAGAATGCAACTCTCCCTCGTGTATATATCCAGCAGGAAGCTCAACAGCCAAACATCCCGGACCTACATCTAGAACATGCCCCTTCGTTCTATCTTGAATAATTTTCTCTTTCTTTCCAATAACTTCAACCGTTTCATGCTCTTCTTTCATCTTTTTCCTCATTAATTTCAGCAAGTTTTCGTTTTTCACGAACCCTCCGCTCAGAAAATTCCAAAATCAACATTCGTACCACGTCGCTCACACTTCTACCATCCTCATCACATTGATCTTGAAAACGCTTATAAATTCCACTACGTATCTCTACGTTTAGTCTCATGAGTAAATATTACTAGATACTTACTCAATTAGCTATTTTTTTCTATCTCATGTAATTTTTTTGTTGACAAACCTGTTTTTTAGCCATATCCTATATATAGATAGCCAACAAGATGTTGGCAAAAAAGGAGAAAAATCATGATAGGCAGAACCAAAACGGTAACATGGGGAGAAGGTGGATGGAGAGCCGAAGTTATTGAAGATGATGACAACGGCAGTGGATTAGGAGACCATACCAAAATCGGTTTTTGGTATGGAACAAGAGAAGAATGTAAAAAAATTGATCCATACAAAGTAAAGTTATACAAACCATTTTACAATGATACAGATCCTTTTGATCTGGCATGTGAAAGGAGATTTGACTAGAACGGACAATCTCTTCCTACCTATTTTTTCACCACTTTTTTGTTGACAAACCACTTTTTGAGTTATATTATCTATATATAAATACTCAACAAGATGTTGAGAAAAGGAGAAATATAATGACAAGAGAAGAAGTGATTACCATTGTATCAATGGCAAGAGAAGAAAACAAACAACCTAATCTAAGCGGAACGGACCTGCGTGGGGTTAACCTGCGTGGGGCTAACCTTAGTGGAGCTAACATGCGTGGGACTGACCTGCGTGGGGTTAACCTGCGTTGGGCTAACCTGAGTTGGGCTGACCTGAATGGAGCTAACCTGCGTGGGGCTGACCTGCATGGAGCTAATTTAGATTTTTCTTGTCTTCCTCTCTGGTGTGGAGGACAAAATGCTAAAATTGATCAAAAACTAGCAAAACAATTCCTCGCTCATGCCCTATCATTCGTCATCGACGAAGATGATGAATACAATAGACTCAAAAAAGAAGCAAAAACATATTGCTCAGAATCACATATAGCCAATCATTTGGATTGGCTCAAATAAAATATGTAAAAGGAGAAACAAAATGAAGCCAATGTTTATACTAAAGCATGGAAATAAGTACGTCGCAATAGACCATTCAAGTGGTGGTTACCCATATTTAGTCGATAGGTTTGATATGGCTTTCATTTGGATTGATATTAACTCTTTAAGAGCGTATCAAAAAATGTTTCCCAAATATGTTGCATATCAAATAGAAGTAAAAGAAAAACCAATAAAGGATACAAAATAAAATTGAAACAAAAACTTCAATTCAGATGTGAATACGATGGAAGTCAATGAATGCTATCTCAACGGACTAGCCATTTTCCATATGCTTAACAAGGATGGTATCAAATACCAGCAGGAAGGATCTAACAATGAATAATCAACTAAAAAACAAAAACCCATGGGAAAAAATATACGAAGACCAAGAATCGTCAACAAAAAAGATGAAAGTAAAAGACGGGTGGATCGTTAAATATGAAACATGGAATTTAGAAGGGAATATTTCATCAAGTCTCGTATTCGTACGAGATATAGAACATCTTTGGAATCCATAAAATAAACCGGCTAGCCAAGATCAGACATAATTCCTTGCCATAATTGATAAAGCCTCTTTTCAAATTTCTTCTTATTTTTAGTGTTCAGATTCTTCAAGAAATCCTGATTCCATACTTTCATCCTAAGCATATTCTCCTTGAATTCCTTAAAACTACCGTCGCCAAATACCTTCTTCCACCTGTCAGCAGCATGCAACATCGGATTATTTGCCATCCCCTCGACAGAACTCGCACCCTCCTGCCAAAACGCATTCCACTCTGATGGATGATTATAATAAGCACTAGCCATCGTCGGATCAACGTCCTTTCCCTTGCCTCGTCCTGGATCAAAGTAATGGATCATCTCATGAACTATAAGACTTTTATGCGTCCTAGTATCTATTCCTGTTGTGTCCCAAGCACCCCTCAGAACTGGTAAAACCAACACGTCCTTACCCGAGGATCTATGAGTACCCAATCCGCCTGTAATACCTTTTCCTTTTGCACCAACAGGTAAATACATTACAAATAGATTGTCAGCACCTTCTCCTGACCAAAATTTTCCGGCCTCTATAACAAATCCTCCACCACTAATCCTCTTCAACTTGTCAACGTTTTTAGATACATACGAAACAAGCGCAGAATGAAATTTCATGGCATTTTCCCTAGCATCCCTATCCCTAGAAAATGTAGCTTCAGACAAACCCTCTAATCTACATATTAATGCTCTCATTGTCATGATCCGTATCTAATACCCATGACATCGCTGATAATACTATTCATGGTTACAGTCGTCTGAGTAGTTTGAGTAGTAGGTCTCCACACTCTGCAGCTCGGTCAAGTTCCCGTTGTAGGTCTCAGTTAGATACCGGCATGTAAATGGTCAATCCTGCACACAATCATCTTAGATGCAATCATCCGGCTCTATGTTGTCACAGTAGTCTTCCATTGCATCCTCCCAACCAGGTCCCCAGTTACTGACATCTACTTCGATATCCTCCGGATCAACAGACGAGTCAGCGGCAAATGGATACCAATAGCTACTATAATACAGATAGGATGTCATGTCATAAGGCTGATTTACGGAACCGGTCTGTATAAACGCAACGAAATCATCTCCAGTAGGGTCTCCATCGTCACGAGCCAGTGCCTTCCCCTTGGATCCATTCATCCTGCAAATCTCAGGATACCCCCAGAGATTACACTCAATTACGGCAAGTTTATTGACACCAACATCAATAGCAAAAAATGGCTTTGCGTACTTAGTTCCACCATCATCTTCACCACTCTGAACTACCTCACCACCGAGAACAGCATCAATTAGCGCATCCTGTTCATCGCTAGTATTTGAATCGCAGGAAGAAAACGACACTAAGAGGAGAACTAATAAAATTCCCCATACAGATCCCATTATGGACATTACCTTGTTTGCAAAATAAAAGTTTTTCATTTTTCACCACCTTTAGGTTAATGGACCTTTGTCCACCAGTTCAGATACATTTATCAAACTCCCCCGTCCGCTCCGCCCTCGTCCTGGTGGCATAAATGCGGGTTCTTTTCCTGGCACCACCCAAGACGCTTGCCATGGTAAGACGGATGCCCCGCCCATCGGTCAATCTGATTTTGTATTCTATTCCGCAACTGATTTCGGTCCGACGAAACATCATCTACAGGTGAGTACGGACCTTCTAAGCAATAGGTTACTCCTCCTATATCGCCAGGCCATGCATCGCTTTCATCTTCCCAGTATATCGTAAAATCGTCGTCTACTACTCTGACGATTGCGCGGCCCTTTGTCCCGTCAAGGCGAGTGCATTCCGGAACACCGAAGCACCCAGTTGTAAGGGGATTCTTTATTTGAACAATCCCCTTATCTGCCTGCACCCTTTCCGCGAGGGTGGCGTTATAGTCCATGACCCCAGTATAATGAAATGTCCCGGTATACCGACCAGCGACGATCCCATTGTCAACTATCACCTCTTTTTCAACAACAGTAACGACCCGCTGGTCTAATATCGCGTTCCGAATCCAGCTGTCATCGCACTCTTTCTCTGGCTCGCACGCCAGAACCAATAATGACAGCAGCATCATCATGAACAACCCGAGTGCCTGTGAAATTTTCAACATTCTTTCTTCCTTTCAATTTCTGGTGGGTTGGCGTTTTTGCCTCCACCGTTGTTTTAACAGCCGTGATAGAATCTCCAGCGTAGATATCTCGCTCGTGGTTCGGAGAGATGTAGGTTACCGTACACGGCCCTGTTGGTGTCCCGGCACCATCTCCATTGAGACGCTCAATCGGCTCTCCATCGGCGCCAATTCCGTCGACGCATTCTACTAGTAGACCTGTCGCCTTGTCCACCTCTGACCATTTCATGACAACGTACCGCCCGAGTTGGTGACCAACAATCACCGTAACCCCGGCCGTCCTTGCTTCGTCATGCATTTTTTTGTTTTTGTGTACCATGTCTATGTGCCATCTACTCGTTTATCTGTAGGGTGTTCAATCCGACCGTTACGAACCACGCAACAGCGGCGTCAGATGCCGACGAGCGTGCCGGGTTCGTACCATCGAGGTATGTCGTGGTGTTTCGCCACTCCGCGTACCCAACAGACAAATCAATCATCACCTGATCTACTTCACCGGAAGTGGTTAATGCAGAGTCCAATTTATACCGACCGGTTGTTTTAGTAGCCCAAGTGTAACCAGAATAACTAATTGGGTTAGAAGTAAGTATCAATAAACGATTAAGGGAAGTATTGCCGACTATAGGAGAAATATCTGATATATTATTACCAGAAATATACAAATAAGGCATTGGGTGCCCACTAACAGGTGTTAAATCTACAATATTGTTATTGTATAAATAGCATTCGGTAATCGTCAACGTACTTGCTAATGATTGTATATTTACAATGTCGTTATTGGAAAATTCTAAAATACTTACTGATGTTTTTGATAAATCAAACGAAGTTATGTTATTTCCATAGTAAGCTAACGCCCATTCTATATCTAATAAATCACCTGTTATAGTTATAGTCTTTTCAACACCAGATGAATATGTATGATTCGCTGGAACATTAGTACTGGACCCCAGAAGAGTAATTTCACTTGGCGCGCCCCCATCCCCCCAATCAAACGTCAGCTTGGCTTGATCTGTACCACGCCAGTTCGAAGTAAACGTCCCATCCTTGGTAGTCGTGATCGTCGCGGTAGGAACAGTAACTCCACCTATAAGAATGCCATCAGCATAAACCCTATTACCAGGACTACCTGTCCCACTAATTAGTATACCATCGGCATAAATACGGTTACTCATACACTACGTTACTTCCTACCAAAAGATCTTCATCATCCGTATTTGCAAATTCTATCTCTAAAACTTCATCGCTAAACAACTCACAACTGTCCATTACAAACAAAAACTGTGTAGCCGTAACCTCAGAAGGATCTACTGCCTGCAAAAACCTGTTCTCAGCATCCAATATCAAATACCTATCTCCAGTATCCCAGTCGTCATCAGTTCCCCCTCCAAGAGATGCAGTAACTGTATCAGCAGTATTATCAGTTATTGTTCCTGCGCTTCCATCTGTAACATTGTAAACTCTTTTACCTATTAGCGCATCAACAACCCAAGCCTTATTAGAATCAGTCAAAACAGCAGCTCCATTAGCCCCAGTATGTCCGCCACCTTCCGCTCTTTTTGTCTGAATATTAATGTTTTCACTCGTTGTAATCGCTCCAGATAAATTCAAAAATACGCTCTTTATGCTTTTCGAAAAAAGATGGCTACCAACACCAAACTCGTTTATTGCAAAAATATCTGCAACTCTCAAAATAGGTATCGCAGATAATCCTTCAAAATCATATCTATTCATACACTCACCATCCTCTCATTCTATAAAACAAATAGATGCTATTTAGCCATAGATCTAACATCTGCCTTAGCAGTAGATGCACCAGCCACTCTCTGTCCTTTTCCTGACAACCAAAGTTTTACAACTGGTATCACCTGTTCCATCAAGCCCGTCAAATCACCCTCTGACACCCCAAAACGCTTTAGCATAGCACCTACCCTTGGATTGTATAACATAGCTTCTATAAGCCTGTCTATAGCACCTTGTGATATACTCTCATCAAGTCCTTCTGACTTCTCAGATCTAACTTGTCTCTTATAATCCCCACCAGCACCCAAGACGTTCAACATTGACATCAAAAAATTCATAGGATTTCTCTTCATCTCATCTGTCAATGCATCAAATATCTTTTGCTCTCTACTTGCTACATCTCTACCTGATCCTTTTTGGGCAAGAGATCTAAGTTCCTTCACTGAACTTTCTATATGTCTTTGAAGTTTTCTATCTCCAAACTCTTTAGTCCTGTAACCTATCCCTCTTTTCTCCGTCAAATTCTCAATGCTCTCTATTAATCTTTTCATGTCTGTCATAACATCACCCTAAAACGCCTTGTTGAACAATATGTAATCGAATTTTGATAAATCACGCTGTGCTATAGAATCAATATCTTTTGATAAATCCATCCTGTATTTCTCTAGATTTGAATTCAACGAACCATCAAGTTTCTGAAGTTCTCCAATTATTTCAAATTGCCTCTCTAGTTTTTTAGACCCAAGCATCTTTGCAGCCAACTGTAAAGCACCTGTATAATCATTATATTTAACCTTCTTCGCTATACGCTCCATTATAGATGGATCTAAACTACTAGAAGACTCATCAATTTTTTCATCATCTTCTTTGTCATCCTCTGGAATATCCTCTCCCTCTATAATCATATTCAATTTGTTTATCAAAGAAATCCCACTAATAGTTTCGTCATCTTCTGTAGATACTTCCTCTACCTTAGAGGACGAAATCAAATTCGCATCGTCTTCCCCTACAACAGAAACATCAACTTCATCATCATTATTTCCATAAATAATACGACGTATATCTTCTGCTAATCTTCGAATACTCATTGTCTCCTCCTAAAAATTAAACGGCGGTATCGGTCCACTTCCGTCATCTGGAAAAAATATATGTCGCCCTTTTATCGTACGCCATACACCTATCTTACCATTTACCTTGTACTTTTTCTCTTTTTTTTCTTCTAACAGAACAGTATCTCCAATAGATATAAGTTCAAATACACATTTTCTTTTTTTCTTCTTTTTCTTTCCAATTATAAAATCATCTAGATTATATACACATCCTGGAATCGGCTGTCTCCTCAAAGGTTTCCCAATAGGTCTAGGTATTGTTGCTATATTTAAAGATGTTGTCGTCATATCTTACCCATCATATCATCAATAAATTACTCTTCCCTCTCCATCATCCTATCTCTTGCCCTGTCTATATAACTCGCAACAGACTTCCTTCCAGAATTGTACATAGCAGTAGAAAGATCTCGCATAATCTCACCAAAAGCTTTATACCCACCATCTGTATCAACAACCCTAAATGCCTTCTCTGCATCTGTAACATGCTGTCTCATAGCAATAACAGCATTCAACATAGTATTCTGTAACTTTGAATCTGATATCTCATCTGTTTTTGACTCTGATAATTCTAACCTGTTATTATCAATAAAACTCTTTAACTCTTCTGATAAAATTCCCATGCTATCCCTCAACAAGTAAATTACTAGGCTTACCGTTAAACGTCTCTGCGTTCAATACTTTCGTAGGTCCACTCCAACTCTCACCCTCTCCAAGCTTTTTATATACCCTACCACATACAGGACACAAAAACTCAACAACTTGTTTACAATCTTCAATACCCTCAGCCTTTAAAGCCATATCAGCTCTGCATTTACAAATCATATTTCCTCTATCCTCGGTCTCAAAACCACCTTAGCCCCCCTTTTGGACTCTACCAATGAAACGAACTCAAGTTCGTTATGCTCCATAAATCTTTTCTCTACGTGATGCCCTACACTCATCGCATGACGTCCCTCCAGCAACATTACCAGCACTGTCCTTCCCCTGATAGATCTAACCTCAAACAAACACTTCGAAATCTCTCTTCCCTTTGTCGCTCGCTCACCCATCACCTTTAAAGCCCTAAACACAGATCTCTCTAATGGTGTAAGTATACGCTCTCTATTCTGAGGCGTATCAGGAATGAATTTCTTTAATCTCTCTGATAATCTTTTCATTCTGTAATCCTAAACCAATCTTCCTCCCTTGCTCAAGTTCTCGTGCCACCATAGCGGCTGCAAATTGCTAGCATGAAAAGCCATCCTTTGCTCCTCAAGATTAGAAAGATCAAAATAACTAATCGGCTTAATATGATCAATGTGCCACCCGAATGTCCCATAGTTCTCCCATGTCATCTCTTCTCCGGTTTCAGGATCGGGATAAAACTGCTGCTCTAGAAACCATTTTACCACTTTAACAGAGCACCCAATCAATTCAATTGCAGATCTGCTCTTCTTATAACGCCCCCTGACTGCATCTTTAACTCTACACCGCAGGTTCTCCACCAACTTATACATGGGATCCTCGCGTCTTTTTCGCCTTGTATAATCCCGCAAATATGCATTACGCTTACGCCTAAATCCTGGATCCGACTGATATATGGCCACTTTCTTTTTTATTTCTTCCCTGTTTTTAAGATAATATCTCCGCTTCCTCTCTAACAAGGTATCCCTGTTTTTGATCCAGTATTCCCGCGCATTCTCCGTCAATCTTTCGCGATTGTCTCTCCTGTATACTAGATCGTATTTTCGTTTTACTGCCTTTGCCCTTTCACTAACAACGCGCTCTCCTCTGGCAATCTCGCCACGTACACGACGGTCATATTTTCTCTGCGCCTCGAGCACTTTATCTCTGTTTTCGTCTCTATATTTCGAATCGTATTTGGATACGCATTTTTTACATCGTGCTGCCACACCACCTATACAATCGCGATGCCTCCTGAACTCAGAATACGGTTTCACTACACCGCATATGTTGCACCGTTTCTCAGGCATCGCTCTCTCGCATAAGGTCTTCCAACATATAGCGCCCATCACTATGAGACGCTAGATCCCTGTGCGCTACTACCCCAGGACCTGGAAACTTTACTTTCCTCCTCGTATTCGCAGTAGGAAATTCATATGGAAACAATCCAATTTTCTTCACCACCCATGGTATAAATATTCTCGCCGATGCCATCTGATCATCTGTAGGACATACATACTGATTGGGCACCTTCTTTAAGCCCTTTCGCTTCAATATCTTTTTTATACCTTCTGAAAAAGCACTTGGTTTCCAGGTCCACCATTGCCTCGGTATCCTATTAACCCATAATTCCTCGTCTCTATCTCTAACGTAGATAGGACTATATGGATTCACTACCTCAATTCCTATACTCCTTGAGTTAAGTTGATTTGCATGTACCATCTGATCCAATACCAAATCTCCATGACACGATATCCTCCCCCAAGGATCCATTATCAACTGAACTCCGTATCTTTTACGAGTCAACGTTCTCTTACATCCTTCAGCTGTTGACCCACATGTCTCATGACACACAAAATTTGTTAACGCATGTTTCCTTCTCTTATGTGAAAATCTGGGCTCTCCATCATCCAAATAATTCGTAGCGATATATCCTTTTTTTATCATCTCTTCAGGTAACTTCACCCGCTTTCCCTGTATTATAATCATATTAGAAGGATCTCTACTATCTACAAAAATAGATGGAGGTGAAATCTTCCTAATCTTCTTTGTGGTATCTTTCAATTCGTCTATATCTGATTTCATAAACTCAAATGTCTTCGGTCCTATCTTCCCATCTGCTACAAGTTTATTCTCAGTCTGATACGCACATACCCATGCAACGAATTCTGAATCAATAGGTCCATCGCTTAATGGTTCTGGTAATTCATGCAACTTCCACAACTTGTTAACCTTATTACTGTTATACCTTACCGCATCCAATGTATTCTTCTTATTTAGCATCTATTTACCCCATCATCATTCCGACTCTAGCAGCCCTATCACGTGTTCTAGATTTCTTTATCTTCTGAAAACCACCCCTGTTCATAGAGGCAACCCTTACCGTTCCATCTGCCGTTATTTTTACAAAAAACATCGCATCCTTCAATCTCTTAAGCAAATCCAGCATTGGATCATCTACGTTCTGCAATATAATCTCGTTTCTATACCAAAACCCAAACGCATCCCTTGTCCACTCAACTCTGACTCGTATCGGTATATTCCTATCCTCAGCAACATAGATCCAAATCCTTATCTCTCCAATTGCCTTACCTGATCCATCCAATAACGGAGATACCAACATCGATATATATCCTCCTGGATATGATGTCGGCACTGGCGTTATAAATTCTCGTTTCGTCCTACCCGTCATACGCAAATATCCCTTGGCTGCATCTATCATCCTGTCAGCAATATCTCTCCTTGACATCTGCGTTAAATCACCCATTTATTCTATCCCTCGGTCAATATCCTCTTATCATCCTCGTCTGGCTCAGTTGTGTCTTCCCAGTTTGGTCCGTCTTCATCACCTTTGGCAATGATAACATCCGATTTCTTTCCTTGATTACCATGATCTGCGATCCCTTGCCCAACTACATACGCAGCAACAAGACCTACAATAGTCAAAATCGCCTCGTTGGAAATTCCAAGTTTTAACGTGTCATTCAAAACAGTCAATACCGCAGTCAATACAACCGTCAAAAGTTTCCTTGAATTAATCTTTTTCAACATCTTTATTCTCCTATCAAAGTTTCTACTTTTCTTACTATTACATCATGACCTATCCTACCAATAGACTCAGGATCTCCATCACTCATGGATACAAACATCTCACAATCTCCACCTATACCAGCATACTTACTAAATTGTTTCAATGCACTTGCTAAAGCATTAGCATCATCAACCCTTGCCAAGTGAATTACAACTTTTACTGATTGATCATTCCTTATCTCATCAAGCCTTCTAATAAGATTCTTCATCTTAAATATGCCTTACGAAGAGTTGGAGATTCACCCTTGTACTCATCCACTACCTTGTTCATAGCATCTATGTACGCCTGGTAAGCCTCAACCTCTGACTGCATTTTCTTCGCCATCGCAGAAGCAGACCAGTCACCAGTTAACCTCTTGAATACGACCGACCTGTTCTTCATAGCCTTCTTGAATGCCATGTTTGAATTGACCTTCTTCATACCATCAGAGGTGAACATCTTCTCCATTGAAACTGCCTTCTTCTCAACCTCGTCAAGTTTTGCCTCAACTTCTTTCAGTTTTTTCTCCTCCTTTGGAGTACCGCCTTTTGTTGCTCGCTCTTTCGCAAATAACTCTTCGTCCCTTTCCTCAATACGGCTAAGTATCTTTGACATTCCTCCTATCCTATTCAATGATTTTCTCATACCTATACCCCTATCCTCAAAAAGTTTAGCCTCTTTTTTCATACCATTCTTCTTCATTATATCTATAATCTGCTTAGCCTCTTTAGAGTTAACCTCTCCACCCTTTGCCAACACCTTTGCAGCATAAGATAAAATTCTGTTCTTAGGCTCGTAATACAAAGCAAGATACAATGCGTCTAGTTTATCCCTGTTAATTTCAGGACGTTTTCTCTGCGCACCGAACTTACTTCTAGGACGTATATGAGTACCACTATACACACCCCTGGAAAATCCCGGAGCACTCCACGAATGACCCTCGTCATCATGTGCTATTCCTTTTTTGTCTATATAGACTTCGCTCATTTTATTCCTCTCTAGTAATATCTTCCCCCAATACCTTCTTGGCAGCTGTTGTCAAAGCATCCGATACTGCACTCAAAAATTTCTTCGCATTATCGTCTTTGTCAGCAACAGATGCCAAACCCTTAATAAGTTGTGACATCTTAAAAAACGCATCTTTGTCCCTGTAATCAGTATCTCTAAGCGCTTTTATCGTATCATCTGTATCTGATGCTTCGCTAATATCACTCTCACAAATTACACCTGACGGAATACCAGATAATTCTCTCAATCTATTTATATCCAATACCATTCTGTTACCTCTTTATCTTTTTTCATTTGTTTCTCCTTGATTTATATTGGATCAAGCAAAGTGAACTCAGAAAATGCATCTATATTCAATTCAAGTTCTGAAATAGACACCTCGCCACTAGTAGCATCGAAATCGCTACCAGCCTTATATCTTGTCGGAATAGCATTCCATAACAACCATGCTTTACCCGGTAAATACAAACCTGCCTCTATAGGCAAATCTATTCCCTCCACCAATGACCCATCTAGTCCACCAGCATCGTGTGCTAAATTGATATTAGTAAAATGTAACAACAATAAGTGCCTGTTTGTTACCTCAAGTCCTATAATAGCCCTGTACATCCAATCCCACATCGTATCATCATACCCGCGAACACCTCTAGTTAGTGTAATAGGTCCAGCAGATCCGCCAATATAAGAATGCTTTTTAAACATAGAATTTACCTGTTTTATCTCGTCAACCTCCGCAGTATATTCGGGTGCTGTGATAGATTTAAATCCGAAAAAAGGCGCGCCTAAAACGTAAAAAGGGGGGGCAACAGATGGTACTACATCAAATAACCAAAATCTATGAGTCTGCATAAAATCAGCAATTCGGCTTCTCGCCATATCACACCTATATTCCCACTATATAGACTCTGAAACAGACTCTGAACCATATAAAATATCAAAATACTCAATAGCCAAATCAACTTCTGCAAGCGAAACATCCCCAGTCATTGAATCAAAATCACCAGCTGGCTTCGCTCTAATAGCAAAACATTCTCCACACTTTATCTCACGAGTATCTGTTCCAGGGTCTGCCGATGTAGCTAAACTCATCTCGCTACGCTGATAATGATAGATACTAACATCAGAACGATATTCCGTTCCCCTAATACTAGCCATTATCATTTTAAAAAAAGACGAATCCCTCTTTGTAATTCCTCTCATCAACGTAATCTCAGATACAGTAGGTGGTCCAGGATATTTCTGAGTCCACTCAAATGTTCCTTCCCTATACTCAGATGCTTCTACAGACAATTCAGGAATAGTAACAGATTGAAACCCAGCCTGTACATCGCCTGCTCCTCGTCCGTCAGCTCCATCCTCTACACCCTGAAGTGGATCAGTACCATTACTATCGCTAGCAATTACATGGTATCGAAAACCCTGCATAAAATCTGTATTTGCTGCCCTCATTATTAAATCTCCTATCCCTACGAGGTATAAGGCCCCGGAGGTAAATTACTAGCTCCAAGTTGAGGAGCTGCATCAAACATGCTAGTTCCCCATCCTTCACCTAGAACAAACATTATCTGTCCATCAGAAGTTACAGAGCCTGTCCCTACAACTTGGAATTTACAATCTGGAGGAACTATAACTCCACCATTTAACCATTCTTTGTATCCTACACCTGTTGTCAATGTAACATAACCAGCATTAACAGAATTTCCGTCTCTATCTATAATATTAAAATTTACAGCAGTTAGAGTTGGAATATTCACTAAAACAGTTTTGATACTATATCCGTTTCTTGCAATAGTTTCAGGAATATCTATCAACCCACCATCTTCAAGTCCAGAAAATACCCTGTAACGACCACGTCTAATAGTCTCTTCACTATCCGAATAATTTACTGTTGTAACATCACCATCTACATCGCAAGTTGCGCTAGATGATGTACCTGTAATGGTCAAACCATCACTTGGAGAAACACCTGTAGATAGTAATATCACCATACTACCAGTAGCACCATCATCAACAAGCGTACTAAGTATTCCAGTACCTCCAGTCCATGATAACGGCTCACCTAGTGTAAATGGACCACTGCCTTCGTTATCATAATCAAAAGAATACGATACTCCAGTAGGTGCAACACCTGTTAGTCCTCCACCATTAAGTACCCTATGTATAATAACACTAGGTATTACCTTTATAACAGCCATTCAGTTACCTACCCCTCTGAAGATAAAACTTTTTGACTAAAACGAAATACAAGAAATTCTGCTGGTTTGTTCGTAGCGACACCAACATCACAGAAAACGATACCCTGATCTACAGTATTCTGTGGATTGTTAGTCCTATCACAAATGACAAAATATGATTCTGAAGGAGTTGTACCCGCAAATACTCCAGCCTGATGTTGACCAAGTAAAAACGAACTCACTTGATTTCTAATTCTGTTCCATAATGCAGGTCCATTATTTCTAAACAGGTGAACATGAGTAGAATTAAACACTGACTTCTCAACAAACATAAGAGTACGTCTCATCTGGATATACGGAAATTCTCCTCCAGATGCATCAAGAGTACGCGCACCCCAAACAACCCTTCCAGTGTGAGGCCACTGTACTAAAGCATTAATCTTATCTGTCTTGTAAACTATCCCAACCTGTTCAGGAGTCAAATCCAACTCAAGACCAGTAGACCAAGCTAAATTTCCTTTCCCCATACCAGCTGGAGCTTCACCAACATTGTTATCATTGTCTGTCCTAGCATATACCCCAGCAACATGACCACCACAAGGTATATCCAGATTAACTCCACTTACTGGATCCAAAACCTTAACATGAGGATAATACAAAGCTGCATAACTAGACATTTTGTTAAGAGTAAATTTCTTCCAGTTTACAGCTTCCTGATATGTTAACCCATGAGGAACTGTCAAAAGAACGAACTTGTCTTTCATCAATTCAGCATAATCAACTAAAGCAGCTCCAACCGTTGAATCTGTCTGGAAATCAGCGGCTACCAGTTGCATAAGAGCATCCACTTTTCCAAACGCATAAATACCAGCCTGGTCAATAGCAAGAGAAGCATCAATAATATCAGTACTTGATACCGCTGTACCATCTGTTCCTCCTGCCAAAACAGAAGATACAGAAGTAGCAGGATTCATATAGTAACTAGCCGTTTGAATATAAGCACCAGCAGGTCCTGCACCTGGATTTCCAGAAATAGCCCAAGTAAGATTGACAACTCCAGTTGTATAGCTTACTGTATTAACCCCGACTGAATTCAAGCTAAATTTTTGCGGATATCCAGTAGCCTGAGTATCAGATATAGACATATTCCCATTTGCATCATCCTCAAGTGCAATCGCTGTAGCATAAATACAACCAAATGTAATATCGCTACTAGCAACCGCAGTATCTGAAGACCATGCTGTTACATCCTGTAACGTAAGAGTGTTAGCAGGTGTACCTGTAATCCCTGTAATCTGCCCAGTAGTATAATCAATAGTAGCACAAGACCCAGCAACACCGTCCCACAGATTACCATCGCCATCATCAATAATATGGACCGCTCCAGCTCCAGTAAGAGTCATATCAATCGTAACAGACCCTGGAACAATCGCAGCAGGAACAGATGTGCTACCAGGTGAAACAATTGATTCTTCTCCACCTGCATCTGCTGTAGCCGTTCCTATCTTAACTACAGGCTCTATAACTGCATAAATGTCACCCGTTGTCCAAGCAACAGGAGTAGCTGTCAAAACACCTGTAATACTAGTTGTGTCATTGGCAGTAATAATCGCAGATGCTCCACCTGTGATATTCACTACAATCTTACCTACCAATCCATTTGTCGTACCAAAATCAGCAGTAGAATCTGTAAGAACAGCATTGTCAGCAGTAGCCGTACCTGTAAACGAAACCAAACCATCCGCCATCTGAAAATCCATACCAAGTGTCATCTCAAACGGTGCATTAGCAAGAGTATACTCCCACGCCTTTGTAGCTCCATCGTAAGCCACTGGAGGCGTCGAAGTACTTCCCTGTGGTCTCTGTGTAGCAGTAACAGATTCGTCCGTTACAGCAGTTCCCTGAAGTGTAGGTGGATTAATCCCGTTTCCATAATCAACTACTTCTATCAGATCAGAACCAGAACCATCAGCGTTAATAACAGTAGCAACATACGATGGAGATGTAGAATCATCAAATACTAAATCTGCCCATGTCTCTACTGTCGCCCAAGATCTATTTAAAGCATCTTGGTTTACATCCTCGTCAACAATAACTGTAAACCTTGACCAACTAGCTGTTGCCTGAGTAAGATAGTCGTCGCTGCCCTGAATAATTCTTACCCTATAAAAATTACCAGCAGCACCAGGCCAAGCCATCTGAAATCTAAAAATAACATAATTATACGTAGCTAATATGTAATCTGTAGTTCCTGTAAATTGAGAAGGATCTGTTAGCTCTACATGTATCTCTCCAGTAGATAAATCAATTGTACCAGTTCCTCCGGATGCAGACCCACCAGATGCAGTAGCATCTAAAGTAAGAACTCCATCGTCGTCAGAAACGAAAACATTAACTTCAGCTGGTGTTCCCGCATTAGAAAACGTCAAAGAAAACCCAGATGACAAAACTGGAGCATAGTCTAACTGCAAATCATATATTCCAGTAGGCTGTACAGTGTTGTCTACCTGTTCATCCTCTACAGATGCTGGAAAATCCCAATAAGCATCATCGGCATCATCGGCAGTAACACGCACAAAATACAAACGCTGTCCACCGTTAACAAAGAAGGCATATGCCTCATGAGCTGATATGCTATCTGCTGTGAAAGTACCAAATTTAGATGCCCATTCTGGAAAACTAGTAGAAATAATAGGTTCGTTAACAGGACCCTTGGTGCTAAACCCAATTAATCCCAAATTTGAAGTTGATACGCCAGTTATCGGACCAGGACCACTTGATACTTCTTGAATATATACTCCTGGATATGTGTAATCTGTCATTTTAAAACTCTCCTGAAATGTTTTTCAAGCCGATTAACGGCGTGTTCGTTTACCTTTCTTATTACTATCATCGTTCAACACTCCAGCATCGTCAATCTCTTCCACTATTTCAACAGATTTTTTATCATCTTTTTTCTCCTTTTTAGGAGAATAATCATCACCTGTAACATTCAATTCGTGTTCTGTCATCTCCATTCCAACCTTTGATACTGGTGGCATATTGGATGACTTTGTAATACCCTTCTCTGCAAAAAATCTAGCAAGAGGACTCTTTCCAATAGCCTCTTTTATGGTCTTATCAGGAATAGGATCATCACTAACTAAAGACATATTCTTAGGTTTTCCAGTTTTCCTGAGTTGACCTTTTCTGATCAAAGCTTTAACCTCAATCGTTTCCTCAAGAATCTCAACCTTAGAATGTGGTCTAACTGATTTCGAAAGCCCCCTCTTTACAGGTATAGGCCTTGCTGTCTTTCCTGAATAGTAATACCAAGCCATCTTTCCTCCTATTCTACACCCATACTTACTGTATTTCGCGGGTCAACCATCGCTGAAGAAACAACATCATCAAACGTATCAATCTCTGCTCTAACAGTAAATGAAAATGTATATGATTGTGTTCTATCGGCAATATCAGCTAACTCCGATGTATTTGAAATACCTGTTTCTCCAGCATCATAATAACGTACATCTCCAAGAGAGTCCACAACTTTAAACTCAAACCAAGGAATTCTCATTACTCTCATAACATATCCAATCATCAAATTCTTTACCTGCCCTCTTCGGGCATAAACACTTAAATCATAAGATATGTCATAAGGATCTCCCCTCCTCTGCGTCTCATATTTACTCCACCCTGTCTCACCGGTAGGCAACGTAATAGGAATAGCATCATGAGAAGGACCTCTAGCAACTGTACCAGCATAAGGCTGCCTATCAAATGCTGGAGTCAACGAATTCTGCTTAAAAATAAATGACGGTAATATATAATCTTGATAAGGATCTTCTGGTGTATCAAAAAAAACAGGTATCTTGTTCTGAAATCTAGCCATACCAGTATCTATACCATCAATATCAACCACATACTGAGCCCTAATTCCACCGTCTATAGTATAAGTAATCACCTCTGCACCAAGCGTAAGAAAACACCCAAGATCCCAATCCCGAATGCTTAAAGTTCCAAGTACAGTCATCTAAATCTCAACACGAACTTAAGTTCGCATATATTCATATTACTCTTCACCATCTCCACTGTCTTCATCATCTTCGTCTTGTTGCAGTACTTCATCTCCGCAATCAATATCACAAAGATCTGCATCAGCCATCTGATTAATAAAATCGTAGGCTCGCTCTGCATCTTCTCGACTTCTCTCCAACGATCTGTATAACAACTTATTCTCAATGCTACCAAGTGTATTATTCAGATCATCTAGTCTATCATTGTCCTTGTTTCCATCTTTCATCTTTTTCATCCTTTCAAATCATTTTAAAAATGGAGCGATCTCCTTTGAAAACCCGTATCCGTCTTTTATTACGGATGATCCAATTTTATCATACTTTGGTAAATTAAATATATTTTTATTTCCAGTCTCTATGTATTTAATTACCTTAAACATGCATTCTTTCGCATATTTCTTTGTGTCCTTAAAAGCTGGTCTCCAGTGAGGATCCTGTTTCTGACCATCTAAACCAAGTTCTTTCCTCAACACGTTATATCCTAAATCAACATGAGACATCAAACCAATACCATGCTCCGTATACCCTACATGTGGTGATTTTGCTCCCGCTTTAGATAAGTCAAGTTCTATTTTTGACCTCTGTCTAAATAATCGCTCTGATAATTCCTTTAATTCATCATCTCTCGCCAACCTAGATATTACCTTTGACTGATTATTCTCAACTTTTACAGGCACCATATCAGCAGGCCAAGGTCCATATCTCATCAAAATAGATACCCATTTAGGAGATCCGTTATGTGGCTTAAAATAAAGTACCGTTCTACCCTTGTCATCTGAAGTTATCTCTGCCTTTTCACCATTTAAATATATAGCGATAACATCCTCATCTTCACCCTCTTCAAGCAATCCAACCCTAAGATCCTCAGCATACTTCCTCTTCTTACCACCTATCTCTATATCTGGAGCTCTCTTCTTAATCTCTTCATACATGTAATTACCAACATCCAATAAAAAAAACAACCTAGCCTCTTCAAACCTCTTAGGCCACTCGTTTTCAATATCATGCATCAGTTTTATCGTCTTTTTATCAAAACCAACTTGAATTATTGTAGATGAATCTCTAGTTGATTTTAATGGCTTCCTCATTCAATATTCAACGCCTTCATAATATCATGCATCGCGTCAACCAAATCTTCTGAAGCATCCCTGAATTTCCTATGCGCCATATCAAGTTTTCTTGTCGAATCCCCACCAGCATTACTAGCTTTAAGATCTTTCAAAAAATGAAAAATCTCGGTGTCTAAATCAGCTGTTTTCTTCACTTTATCTTTTATAGAAACCCACGCTTTCTTTACCCTTTCGAGTTTCTTAAAGTCAATATTAAAATTCTCCATCTTTTCAATCAATTCACGCATTTTTCTCACTCCTTATACGAACTTGAGTTCGCATCACTTCCCACGTCTCTTTGGATTCGGAACCCTAACAATCTCTAACTCCTCACGAAGCATTCTTCTTATTTCTTTCATGTCTTCCTTGCTACCTGCCTTGCTATCAGACTTCATCTCAACCAGTCTACCCTCCATCCGCTCGTTTGAAGTCTTTAGTTGACTTACATCAATCTCAATATTCTGTACGCTCTGCTCAACTGTATCCGTCTTCGTTGATGCACGCACCATATAAGCAGCCCCAGATACAATAGCCATAACTATTGCAATAATCCCTCCAAGTTTAACCGTCTTCCATTTGTTAAGCGATGATTTTATCTCTCTTATACCACCCTCTATACCCTCTATACTCTGAGACATAGTAGCGATATTAACTCTTTGAATACATGGATGAGGCTTTTTTAACTCAGAAATCTCAACATCAACAACATCTTTATCTTTCTTCTTTTCCAACTTACTATTCATCCTATCCTCCAGGTCCTTTATCCTAGCATGAAGCGCTTTTATATCACTATCCTTTGGTGGCATAGCCACACCTTAATCCCCCTACCCAACTTATGCATCAAAATTAGTAACTGTTTCCTTTATATTAAACTTTGATGGCCCTGCAGCCTGCACTCGCTTCCCACCAACTTCTACAACTAAATCATACCAATAATTACCTTCAGTACCTACTGTATCTGAAGGAACAAAATATACCTCAAGAATACCAGATTCAGCATCTGTAATTAATATCTGTGTGTCGTCTCCACCAGCTGCTAAATTTTCTTTTGTTACAATAGCATTCTCATCCAAATCATCAGGTGTCGTCTTTACAGTTAACCAAACAGAAGCTCCAGTTAAAACAAATGGAATACTAACACCTGAAGATAATGTAGTAAGTGTAAACCTAACAGTATAATCCCTACCAGAAAATAACGAAATAGACCCAACAGTTATACATGTAGAACAACTCATTAGATTTCTATTCCTATTCCTATTGATTCTTCTACATAACTGTAAACATCACATGACATCTCTATATCGTAATTCATATCCAAATCATAATCTACTACTGCTTCGATACTAACATCATTTTCTATACCAATAACAATAGTCGATAATTCTTCTACAGTAGATTCCACTAGTATAATATTGTCAGTCATATTGTCGCTCCATAACAGGAACCACTATCTCTTTAACAATTATTCCCTTTTTACCAGACAATATATCTCGCAACCTATCCAAACATGTCTTTCTGCTTGGTCCAATCCTGTTACATACCCCTATCATACTGCCACCTATATCAACACCTGACGTAGCTTCCCTTCCACAAATAAAGCAATAATTATTCAACCTGTTCTTAAAAGGACCTTTGTATAATGGAAATCCTTTACCACTTGCCGGACCTCCACAATCTTTTCCACATCCTATGGTACTACCTATGTCCATAGCACAATGCCAATGCTCACACCATGCACAAACAAAATTTAAACCAGTACTCATTTCTCTTGCAGCCCTTTCAGCTTTTATCATCTCTTCTTCCTCGGAAATATTTTAACCAAATCCCTACTAGTTACCTCTACTGCTCCAAAACCTACAGCCAAAGATCTTTTTTGTTTGCAAATATCATAATGAGGCAATCTCTCCTTATTCTGAAACCAACGCCTTTTAATACCTATTTTATCTGCCATGTCATGTAACTCTTCAATTGAATCAGCCGCCATATGACACATAATCATCCTTCCAAATTTGTGCTCTGCATCATCAACATAAACCATCACAAATTTACCTTTCTGTCTGGTGTAAATTGCGTACGCTTCTTGAGTTCCAATCTCCATCCTACAGTAACTGCCGTCCCCCTAATATTCCCTGACCTTCCTGCCTTCACAACATCCCACCACTCCAAAAACCCATAACAAACATCACCCTCTTTAGGCGTCCTATCTATAATACATGCTACTGTAGTTCCAAGATCATCCGTGTAACATTCCCAGTGAAAATCAGCAATCACCAATATGGCATCGTATTCTACGATCTTTCCCTCTGGTCTAACCATCGGATTTCTATTCTCTGCTTCCACATACTCAAAAGCACATGGAATCGTTAAATAACCGTCTCCAGCCGCTATATCTGGACAAAAATTCCAAGATAAATCATGCGTCTGTGGTGTTCCTGCCGAGGAACTACCTCCATACAACGGGTCGTTATCCGGCTCACCATACATAGCATCTACATTAGTCCCCCTATTCAAACTATAGTACTCTACTGTAACTCCAGATTTTTCAATACGCTCTGCCTCAAGTTGCTTTAAATACTCAGCATCTTGAGAACCGTAAATACCACCTGTTCCTTGACATCCCATCTGTATTCTAACCTAGCGAACTTGAGTTCGCGTCTACATATTCTTGTATAACTCTTTTAACTCCAACAAATACGAAACATCACCCATAGAGAGATCTTCACCCCTCTTCTTCTTACTTAACGCTTCTGCTACCCGAAAACCTGCTCCCTTATTACCATCCCAGCACCTAACATCTTTACCCTTCGCCCTCGCCGCACGCCCACAAGGATGTTTTGTGCTACCGTACTTCCCCAATATCCCCTTCTTATCAGCCGTCTTGCCCTTCCCAGTAAATTTCAACTTCCTCTTCCCAATCGCCCAAGAACCACCTCCTTTAGAAGCATGGTTTTCTACACCAGCAAATTTTCCTGTATCCCTATCGTGAAAAGGATTACCCATCCCTTTCTTTCTCTTTGGTGCTCCTGAAGTCTTGTTTCTCGTCTCAGTCAAAATATCCGTAAGTTCTCCTATAAAAGACTCAAACGATTCCTCATCCTCGTCTTCTGAAAACTCCATCTGATCCTCATAAGCCAACATAGCAGCCTGCAACATCTCAGGCTTCGTAATCGCAACATGAGGCATAAATGCTACAGAATATTGACCTTCAATGTCCCGAAATACAATCTCTCCTGGCTCTAAAAACTTAGACTCCGTCATGAAATCGTACAAGGTCAAAGCATCCTGTTTCTCTTCAAAAAAGAACACAATCTCACTATCGCTATCTTTACCCTGATAAGGTACTAACGGCCTACCTGCCATAGGATCGTTATACGATCTCAACTCCCTAGTTACAGATACTGCTGCTTCCTCAAGACACCTATTGTCATCCTCTATTCCGTTGAATCTTATAGCCTTTTTATCTAATTCAGATATTGATCTTCTAGCCATATCTAAAAATTTCATAATATCATTTTCCATCTTACTCTCCGTAACGAACTTGAGTTCGCATCCTTATCCTGTAAAAATGATCGTCGGCCTTTGTAATTTTTCCATCTTCTCTTCAACGGATATTTCCATAGCCTCCGCATTCGCCCACAATGTCTCCCCGTCCATGGTAAACGTACCCGTTGCACTCGGCAGATCAGAATACTTCGTCCTTATAACAGACAAAGTCTTCATCGCCTGTGCCAATGCATATCTCCTAAACTGATTCCATTCATATGTTCTCATCTTAGTAAAATCAAAACACCTCGATATATATACTACCTTAATAGTCCTAGTATCGCTATTTCTAGGTGAAATAACCAACACTTTCCTGCTGTCATCCCACTCCCAATCTCTATCTCCAGACATTATTCTATTTGCATCTTCTCGATACATCATAAACTGGTTTATAGCACTATATCCACCTTCTCTGCTATATACCCATTGGTATGGATTAATCTGGACATCAGCCCATCCAAATACATCGTTAAAACTATCACCTTGTGAATCAAAATAAACGTCTACTACACTGTCTACATCTGTACCAATATCAGTATCAGCATACTCTCTTTTTTCATCTGTTATAGTAAGATCAACTGACTTTATATTTTCAACCCATTGCATCCAATATTCTTGGGCATCAGTTATAGCGTCCTCCAACTGCTCGTCTGTAAGTTCTAATCCTATAACGTCGCATCCTAGTTTTCTAGAAATCCAAGTCTTCAACTTCGCTATTGCAGTATCATCAGCCCAATCTTTTCCGCAACTTACTGCCATATCTAATTTTTCTTTCTAGAAGACAATGAAAAAGGAGAACTACCTGTCAATATCTTATGAATAGCATGCTGCACCTTAGATGCTACACCGTATATCTCGGTATCCTTTACCCCTGCTCTCTTTAAACTTTTTACTGTAGCATCACCTATCTCACTCATCACACTATTCAACTGATCCTCGTTCATCTGAGTAGTACTGATAACAGCCTTCTTTATATCGTCAGGTAAATTGCTCACATCAACAGAACTGTCTGGCTTAGCAATAGGCTTTTTTTCGTCATCATCAGGCTTTTTATCTTTATCTACTTCTGTAGACTTACCTCCATCATCAGTATCCTTCTTGTCTTTCCCATCATCCCCTTTATCATCCAACTTATCAGCCTCGTAAATAGGAACATCCTCGCCTGCTCTACGTAGCCTTTCAGCCACTCTATCATCTGGAGACGAAACTAACATATTCGAAGGACGCAACGCTGGATTCTCTTCTAGTGGAGCAAATAAATACAAATCCCTGTCAAAAAATCCATGCTCCTTCAAAAAAATTCCAAACGGATTGTTCGCAATAACATCCCCTGTAGCTACATGCTCACCCATTTTCGTTCGTATATCAACACGCTCTCCAATACCAATAGTTCCCGCGTCTACCGTATTGTCTAACCGTCCCTCAAATAGCGTCTTCATTATCTTTATGCCTCTTGGCTATATGCCTATTAATCCAACTCTCTCCCTTATATATTTTACCACAATACAAACACTTAAAACTACCATCGTCCATCTTAACATAATCATCATTAGATTCATCCACATTCTCTTCTGGAATTTTATCAACAATAGAATCATCTATATCTTTGATAGAATTAAATTCTTCTACGTCAGTATCAACAGAATATTCTTCACCATGTTCACCATCTGATGTTTTTTCTTCATCAATATTTTTTGAAGATTTATTCACAAGTAAATCAGTAAGTTTTTCATGATCAATTAAAGAAGACTCAGGTTGTGGTTCTTTTACTTCTTTAGCAATACCCATATCTACCCAACTAGATAAATCATAATTACCTGTGTCCACTACTTTTCCAGGTTCAAATACAAATGTCTTCTTGTTACAAATAATTCTACCGCCCCTGTTTTCCATAAATAATCCTACCAGCGGCTGCTTTATATTTCCTCTTGCAAGTATGTATTTCATTTTTTTTAACTCCTAAAAAAATGGGGTCGAGCCGATATCGACCCGACCCCAATACTCGGCCCAAAACCTTCAACCAAAAATACTAAGAAGTAGTCACCGTAGGTAGACCACTACAAGTAATCACACCGTAATCCTCTGGTCGAAGCATCTTCTTCGCAAACCTAGTCCACATTCCCTTCGTGTGAGTAAAAGTATTCGGATCAAAGAAAGTTGGAGTCATCTGAAGCGGAACAAATGGACAATACGCGTATGCAGCGTCCAAAAAGCTGTTCCCTTTTCGTCCTACCAAAATCTTCGTCTCATCAATAAACGGATCAAGGTAAACAGCCCACTTCCTGCACAACGTACCAACCCTAGTAATACCGTAATTAGAAGTCATAGGACCATAACTAGGTGGCACCACGTTCTGCTCAATGGTCGAAAAATCACCATGTGTCGATAACTGATCTAACAGATTTGAAACACCAGGACCAACTACCACGAAGTTCGCTGGTGCTCTACGTCCAACCTTGTGAATACGACCAGATACTGAACCTATAATAGTAAGTAGCTCACGAATCGTCTCTAACTCACCTGGCGTAGTAGAAGCATACGTATAAGCAGCAGCATGCTGTGCTCCAGCAACTAGATCATCTATGATCTGCCTATCAATTTCTAACATTACCTCGTTAGCAAAATCAGCAACAAGTTCAGTCTCAGCATCCCTACCGTGTTGAGACCTCAAGTCTTCAACACTTGTCTGAGTCCACTGAGCTTTCAGTTTTGCCTCTTCTGCTATCACAGGAACACTAGTCAAATTCAAACTGATACTAGGAACACTAGCTCCACTGGTCTGAAACACCAATTCCCAATTCACAAAATACTGGAAATAGATAACAGTATTATCTACAAACGTACTCGCAACACCAGTCTCGTCATAAGCAGTAATTGACCAGTTTCCGGTAGTAATATCAAAGGTACCTACAGTCGCCGGTGTCGCTTGATCATCCACCAAATTACCAGATGCATTCATAGTAGCAGTGATAGTAACCTCTCCTGTACCAGCATTATCCACAACACGATAGATAGCCCTCGTGAAGAAAGTCCGCTGACCAGAAGTTCCGTTGTCTCGAATTGGACTCCAGTCCGTCGTTCTACAATTCGTAGAAGCCTGGGTAAGTACCGTAGAGCTAGTACCTGTATCTGTACAAACCGAATCATAATCAACAAACTCACTACTGTAGTACTTACCAAAATTCTGCCGCATATTAGATCCAGCAGTAAGCTCTCCATCATAACTCATGTCAGTAGCGGTACCAGTAATACCATTAGGAGGAAGCATAGTCCCCTTGCGGTCATCGTACACACTCTCTTTGTAGAATACCAAACCTGAAGGACTCGTCATCGGCTGTACCGAAACAAGTTGGTTTGCAATCAGGTTCGGCCACACTCTACGAAGAATCGGAAATACATACTTGGTGAAATACCCAGTATTCGTGGACAAAGTATCTTCCTGAAGAGCCTTCAGGTGATCCATCTGATTTTCCATCAGAACAGCTGTCACCTTCTTGATATACGGATACTTTATTGGATCCCTATCATGAGTCTCTTCCAAAAGATCTTTGTGCTTGTTAATACAATAGTTAGAGTAGTGAGCGTCATACACACTACCTCTCCCTGCCATTTCTAACAGTTGTCTGGCTTCGTCTGGCATTTTAAATTCTCCCGTTCGTTAGTTGTTACCCAGGAATCCCAGCTAATCTAGCCTGATGAGAAATATCGTTTCCTAACTCGTCCTTCCTCTTATCTTTAGGCCTGTCTCGCTCTTCCTCCAATCGTACGCCATCACCTGTCTTTCCTTTACCAAGTTTATTTCGCATACGCTGAAGAACTGGATCCCTTACTTCTGTTAACCCGTTCTTTCCAACTAACTCATCTACGCCAGCTCGGTCATGGACTGACTCCATAAGACCAATCAACTCTCTACCATTTGTTAAACCAACAACCTTATCACGCTTGTAGACTTCCAGTTCCGCATCCTCAACTAGTTTACGAGCATTCTCTGTGGCTTCATTCGCTTCAGACTTCGCTAATTCAGCCACTTCAATGGCTTCCTCAAGACTCTTCTCAAGCTCTGAAATCCTGTCGCTCATCTCGCTAGTATCTTTGACGCGCTGATCGTCTATGCGTTGTCCCAACGTAACAGCTTTCCGCAACTTAACATTCAACTCTTCAACCTTACTTTCCAGCAGGGCTATATTACCTCGAAGCTCCACGTTTTCCTCGCGGGTCTTCGCCTCTTCCTTAGTTACTATTTCGTCTGCACTTGGCAATTCTGAAATAATCGTATTTAATGCATCCTCTACATCTTTTATGTCGTCAAAATTCCTGTTCTTGAACGACTTCCGAATACTCTCTGCCATAGGATGCTTTGATATCTTACGCTCTATATATAACAAATGAGCTGCTCTCTTCGCAGCCTCAAGAGCCTCATCTCGCTCTCTGTTTGATTCAGATACAGAAAGTTCACTAGCCCTAATAGCATCCTTCACCGCTTGCTGATCGACATCACCCCTGTATGCACTCACCATCTCCGCTATAGCAGCCAATACACCCTTAGCACCACCAACTTCTGGGTCTTCCTCTAATTCTTCCCGAACCTCGCTAACAACCTCTTCTCGCATATCAGCAAGCACATCACGTAAATTACGCTCAAATTCCTCCGACATATCTCTACGAATATTATCGTATTCTTTGCTCTTGGTGCTTTTATTTTTCTTGGACTCCTCTAAAACATCAACAGACTCTGTCCCTTTTATCTCCTCAGCAATATCAGGACAGGCTTCCATCAAAACCTTTGCAACAGAACGCATATCAATATCCTCTACATGTACCTCTGGTATCGCTGAACGCATCGCAGGATCAGACACAAAATCAAATGTCTTCAGAATAAAATCGTCTTGTACCTCTTCACCCTCTTGAGACCCACGAGCAGGTGCCGTGCTTCCATAACCACGACTGGATACCCCAACCTTAACTTTTGCTTCTATCAGCTTCTTCAGTATCTCTCCAGCAGGCGTAGGCAAAATTTCTGCCTCTCCAATCACAATACCATCTTTTATCTTCAGATCGGTAATCAAATGGCTCGCATGATATAGAGATGTTTTTCCATCGCTTGGATGTTCAATATGCCCCAGCATCCTAGATGTACGGTTGTCCATATCCTCACGAAGCCGCTTAATCTCCCTAGCCATTAACTCTTCGCGATAAATACGACCGTTCTGTGTCGGTACCCCAACACGTCCAAATTCACCACGTGCTATTACCTTATTCCCAGTATTGCTTTCTACCAATGAAAGCTCAGACATAAGCGATTCAGTTAATTCCTGGATCTTATTCATCTTATCCCCATTTTCTCCACTTTTTGAACCTATATGGTGTTCTTGCAAGTGGATTGCGGTCGAGCTTTCGCTTGGCTTCTGGAGAGATCTTTCGCTTTGTCTTTTTTCCATCCAACCTAATACTTTTGAGTTGCGAGACAAAACCTATTAACTCCAATCTCCCCGATGTATACGCCGTTCTTCGTTTCCGCTTACCACCACTCGATTTCTTCTCTGATAAGCGGTCTATTCGTTTCCCAAATCTTCCGTCTTCTCAAGATTCTCAAGACTCTTTGTTATCAATGAAGTGATCGGCTCTAACTCTGCAATAAATTCACTCCCATCCATAACATCTTCATCCAAACGTCCTACATCATATGCATCCAGCATATTTTCAACAGCATCCTCGTATATCTGGGTAACTACCTGATCTACAAATTCCTCATTCAGCAATTCAACTATATTAACACAATGCTCTACAATATCATCCCTAACACTAACATTATCATTACCATGTACACCCTCTGCTACCTGCATAAGATCCTGTGCAAATGGAGAAATCAAATCTTCACGGCGCATAGCTCCTCTACGCTTCTCAGCACGGAAACTACGCATCTTACTCATAGTCCCCTTTCCACCACGACTCCATTTTTTCTTCTTCCTGCTCTCCTTACGTAGTTTACCCATCCCACCAGATACAATATGAGCTGGCCTACACTGGGGACGCCCTCCGCCACTACCTACAGATACCGCACGCTGTCCCTTTGGACACTGAAAACTCATCTTCCTAGCAGTAGACTTTGCCTTAAATCTACGCTGCCTAGTCGCTGCACCCTCTTTCAAAAGCACCACAACTCGCTCAGCATGCTCTCTTAACTCATCATCCCCATCAGGCAATTTCTTTTCTGAAAGCTCGTTCAAAAGCTCCTCAAAATCAGACTCTTCCATCGCATCAAAAGGCAAAGCCTCTATACGATCAAAAAGTTCTTTCGTAACATAAAGTCCATCAATAGGATCATCAGAATCCTCATCAACTTTCTGCTCTTCTTGCTGCTCTTCTTGCTCTGGCTCTGGCTCTGGCTCATCTAATTCACCACTAGGTGTTGCTCTAATGTTACCAATAATAACATTAGAACTAATACCCAGTTGTTCCAAATCTTCCTGTAATGTTGTTTTAAAACGACCCATGTTAATTACTCCTTGTCGTTAGATTGTGCCTTCATACCAATATATTCAGACACAAGCGCCATTGTCCTAGCTCGGTCGGCCAACCTATCATGTGCCTTCGCTACTAATGGCAAATCACCGTCTTGCCCTGACAACTTATCGGCCTTACCAAGCAGACCAACTATAGCCTGCGACTCAGCAATCAACGATTCACGTACGGCACTTAAAAACTCTTGTTTCTCACTAAATGAAAGACCCTGGCATTTTGTTATGAATCCAGAGTATAACTCATTAATAATATTGATAGAATCATATATTTCCTTCTTGAATTCTAATAACCTGTTCTCCGCTAATCTCGAATAATGCGTCTTAGGAACTTGACCTTCTATATCTCTAATACGACCATGTAAACTAGTCCTAATCCGCTCAATATTCGCATCATACATCTTGTACCATTCGGAATCTTCACCTGTAGCCTCATTAATAGATGATACAATATCAGACATCCAATACATCTCATCCTTACGTACAAAGGGAATCAACTCACGAACTTGAGTTCGTATAGCTTCCGTTATACCATTTCCATTCATAAGCAGATTGGTAATTTTCATCAATTCACCAGCTACATGAAAAGGTATGTTGTCATCCTCAATTACCGGTATCGCCTTAGATGCATTGTTGCTCTTTATCTCAAGAACTCCGTCTTCATTAATGTAGTACGATATTTTCCTGAGACCTTTATCCTTATCAAAAGCCAAAACATAATCTTCAAACGTTGCAACTATATTCAACGGACTATCATATTTAAATTGTACTAGGTGCTTCACCGTATCAAGACGCTTCTCAATGCTATTTTTTTTCGCTTTTTCAATTGCTGAACCTTGAATAAATGGCATTTACTTAACTCCCGATACTCGCCTTCTGTCAATTCTCCTAATAGCCTTACTCACTTTCGGATCAATCTCCTCTACTTTTTTTAACATCCTACTGGATGTTTGTATAGTTTCCTGAACCGACTCTTTAATTTTATCAAGTTTTTCCAATACGTCAACATCTTCTGTCTTATTATTATCATCTTGATTCGGAATTCTTACAGACCTTGTGCCAGATCTGCCATCCTGCCACCTCGGAATTTCTACACCAGGATACTTACGCTGTATCATCGCCATAACCCTAGCATCATCGTTCATTTTCTTCTCATTTTCACTACTCTTATCATTAACTACTACAACAGCATCATCTTGGCTCATGTGAAGAACATTCTGTAACAACCATTCTTCTGAGAAATACTGACTTAACGTTTCTATCAATCCGGCCTGTGCATTCATTACCTCTATCTGCTGAAGCTCAAAAATGCTACTAGGAACTGTCATCCTCATCTCCCATTCAACAGTATCCGGATCTATATCCAAAGCCGCTAGGTGAACCCTTATAATCTGCCTCATTCCGTTTTTGAACTCTCTCTGTACACGCATGCAAGTTCTTGCAAATCTAACATCCTTCTGAGCAAGCCCCTGTTCTGCCTCTGCATCCCCTCCGTAATAACTTCTAGGTATCTTCAGGGCTGTAAACATTTTTTCTCTGAAATATTCTATAGAATCGTTTGACTGCCAATCAGGACCAGATAATACTTCTACCCTGCTAGATTCCTTCCCTCCCCTTGTGGCAACCCATACATCATCTTCTGGTGACAAAGCGTTGTGTCTAAAATCTATCTCCCCAGTAGACGGATTAACAAGCGTTCTTTTCTTATATTGTCTACGTGCCTTTTTTAATACAGCATTAGCCTCTGCTGGTGGTAAATCGCCAGTATCAACATAAAATATGTACCTTCCAGGAGATCTGCTAAGCATATATATTAATGATGTATCCTCCAACATCACCAAGCGTTTCCAAATCCAACGCGCAGCCTCCATTGTAGACCACCCATATAACGATTGAATAAACTTAGATCTCAACCTCCAGTGAACAATCTCCCAGGGCTCAAAAAATATCATCCCCCGCTCTTCAGCTTTTTTCTTTATAGATTCAACTGTCTCGTCATCCTTTATACTGATACCGAATCTTCCTGACATATCCTGAAGATATCCAATTAACCCACCCTTAGCATCTACCAACCTTCTAACCGTTGGCACTGGCAAAAAATTAAGACCTACCACTCCCCTTTCTGTAACAACTATTTCTGCATATAAATTTCCATACTTACAAAGCGCCCTTACCGCAATCCAAATATCATCCTCTATCCTAAGCCTTCGGTGTAGACAATCATTAATTATGTTTCGAAGTAAATTATCCTTAGACTCTGCCCATATACTCTTCCCCCTAACACTATCTGGTATAGTACTGTCATCAGCCATTATATCCAAACTCGCACTGAGTTCAGGGTAATCATCCATATCCTCGTAATCACTATATCTTTGTAACAACGCATGATCTATAGAAATAGACTCAGATATGGACTTCATCATGCCACCAGGTGCAAACGCCTCACTAGAAGTAGGATCATCTACCGTCTTACCACGTCCACCTTCAGCAGCCTGATACGCCTTATCCCTCTTGAATAATCTAGCTATTGACTCTTTAAATCCCATTACTTATAATTTTACCACTCATATTTTCTTTACTCAACGAACTTAAGTTCGCTTACATATCAAAAAAATGGCTCAGGATCATCTCCTTCAGATTCCATTTTTTTCATTAAACTAATGAACGATTCATAAGAAATATAATCTTCATTATCACAACTTATACTATTTTCTTCTCTATTAATATATATTTTATCCTTCAACATCAAAATAGCCTTCATGTGAACTCAAGTTCGTCATGAGTCATATACATTATGACTAAAAATGTATTCATTGTACAGTTTATTTGTTTGTTAAACCATCTGCCTCCTTATCGCTTATGACAACAACATGCATGTCGCTGCCAACAATAATGACTTTCGTATCAGGAAAGACCTCTTTGAATGCCCTCAATATTATTTTTGCCTGTTTTTCCTGAATACCCTCAAGACTCCTGTCCATCGGGGGAAGCGTTACCAGAAGAACCTCACCCGGCCGAATGTTCATCCGCCGAATATCCTGGACCCCGCTACTGTCCGAGGAAAAGACGGGCACAAGATGATCTTCTTGAATACTCTCAAAGTATTCACAATGCCCTGTAAACACTAAGTTGTGCTTTTCCATTAAAAGCGTAAGAACATGGCCATCTTTTCCTACAACCTTGTATTCAGATGAGCCGCGTATCTCCATTCTTGTTACATCAGAATCATTAACAAAAACAGTAAGATCGTGCTTTACCCTTACCTTGTCGCCTATTTTCATGTCCGCACCTATATATCATCTTTCAACTACGAACTTAAGTTCGTTCATATATGATTCAAGCATATCAAAATCAGACACCACCAGTGCCTGTAATCCCAATGGTATTTGATATTCTACAATATTTAAACGGTACTCCAGGCTCTGGAATAGTCAAATGATCACTTTTATAATAGTCAATAACCTCTTTCGTAACCTCTCGAAGTAGTGAAATAGCATTTTCTGGACTATCTCCCGTCGCACTACAAGAAACTTTACCAAACTCAGGATGATAAGCCATATAGTATTCATCACCATCATCATTGATATAATCTATTATAATTGAATACTTATCTATAAAACTTCTCATATTATTCACTCCTTGTACCATTTAATAATGTCTTATTTCCCATATCAAAGTATTTCTATCTTGATAAATACCAACATGTCCTGCCAAAACAGAAAACTCTATAACAGGATATCTACCGTCATCAGTATACATGTCAAATAACTCCATCAGATCATCAAAATCTGCTGGTGTACAGTAATTCCTAAGCAATCTTAACACTTCCCACCCATATACATGATGTCCATCGTCAAGCAATGCCTTTCGCATATATCCACCAGTATGAGTATAGTACATCCACCATTCACCATTCACCCAACTCAACTCTCCCTGTATTTTACGATTACAATCGTCATTACCAATCGGTATACTGTTAATAACATAATCCCCTTCAGCAATATCACTAACTACCTCTTTCAACTGTTTAAAATGAGTATATGGAGAAACAGGTTTGTTTATCCTTAATCTCCTTACAGACACATATGGATACAATTTTCTGTACGGCCAATAATCATCTACCGACATCCACATGTTAGGAGTATTTCCACATTTCCCGGAGGAAGCCAATTTATAAAATGTCCTTTTGTTTCTAATCATCATACCCCTCAAACGAACTCAAGTTCGCTTCTACATAAAAAAACTATCATAACATCCTTTTTCAATACCCAAAACGGTCTAGAACCTTCATCGACAGGGATAACGTAAATATCATTATTGTACATAGCATCAACTACAAAAAAACCATCCCTTTCATTTATCGTTACAACACAACCTATATCTAATCTATTCTTATCAAAATATTGGATCATCATCACCAAACATTATAGGCATAAAACCCTCTGCACTGCCACCTTCTTTCGTCATTCTTATCTCTTCTGGATTTATTTGATCAGATGGAATCAACGGTGAAACCCATGCATGCTCATGTGATCTAACCTTCTTCTCTTCTATTAATCCATTCATAGGCATCTTTGTAGCAGAATTTCTAAGACCCCATAACGCACCACAAACTGCATCACTACAATCCTTACTTTCGTGTTGAGGGTGGTCTACTTTCCCTAATAACCTGTCATATTCCAATTTTTTTAGCTCATGAACTAAAGGCTCATAAGGATACAACTCTATACGCTTTTCATACAAAGCACTCTTCAACTCATCATAAGGCTCTGTCGTCCTATCTACAGATATTAAATGAGACGCTATTCCTTTTCTTCTAACCTGCTGTAACATTTCACTACTTTGAAATTGGTCGCACGAGAACCCTATAAACCTAAATCCATGCTCCTCAAACTGGTATAACATAGTCCTTAGATCAGGCATGTATATCTGTTCTGACGGTGGAGGCCATATTCTCAACATAAAATCAATAACGTAAAATGGCGCTATATCAACATCCCTATTACCCTCGCTATCTCTCCTCACCACATCAACCCATCGCTCTATATGAGCAATACAAAAACCGCTACAATCACCAGAAATAGACGTATCTATATGACACCATCTCAATGTAGAAGGATTTCTCCTAGGCCTATACGCTGGCTCTGTAAACCCTCCAGGTAACTGCCTCTCATATTTTATACACAATTCATTCCAATTAAACGATCCTGGACTACCTGATATCCACTCTTCCTTACTAAAAGGATGTTCTCTCTCAAAATTCGTACATACCTGTATCATCTTAGGTCGCTGAATAAACTGTGACACAGCCTCTGTAGAAAAACCTGCAATGTCTCTAAGAGAGTCTTCCATATTTGATTCAAAATCATCCCTAAACTCTACAGGGATATCCATTACAAAAGCATCGTTAGCCTCTAAATATTCATCTGTTATTAAATCATATTCGTCTTCGCTTAATATCCTACTAGCTATCGCTGATGTTGAACATAAAACATAAAAAACATCTCCACAAAAATTTTCAGATGGCTTTGCCGTCCACTGAGTATGATCCGTCAAGAAAAATTCAGGATCATCTTTCCTCTCTTTTATTATCCTTTCGGTGAATGACTCCGTGGTAGCAGCAGACGATACCAATATCATCATTCCATTAAAACCACCCCCTGCTTTTTGGAATCTAGATTTGATCCTCCTCAACAACCCCCTATACATCTTCTCTACTATATCAAAATGCCCAGGCCTAAGTTTTTGCCCAAATCCAGTAGTAATCTGCTGACCTTTTCGATTTGGTGGAAAATTTGTTTCATCAAGAACAACACTTATGACGTCAGTTCCCAAGATTCTATCAGATACATAACTCGCAATATTTATCCTGACATTGTTAGGAAAGAGTGTATAATCTTTTCTAAAGTCAGGTGCACATTTTGTCATAAAATATGGACTCTGCTTTATCTTCTCATCTACAGCAGTTTTCAATACATCTCTTGCTAGCACCAGGTTCTTTGATACCAGTGGTATTACCAACGTACTTGCAGGAGATAATCCTAACGTCTTTTGTGGAGATATCATACACGAAAACTCATATACCAACCTACATATAGCTATAGATGCTGCATAGGATTTTCCAACTCCAATCGATCCTGTATTAAGAACCTCCCTGTATGGTCGCTTGAATAAACGTATCAAATCATCACGTATCGCTGGATATATTGTTGAACAGGCATCACCTAGATAATAAGGATCATCCAAAAACTGCTCCATAGATACAGGAATTGTATGATAAGTATGCCTCTCTATCTCTTCACTCATTTTGATGTCATCACACATATCCTTCTGAAGTGCCATCATCAAAATTCGTTCATTCTCAGTCAACCCAGATATTAAGGCATCAGTCCTAGCATCTATTTCACTAGGTGTTGTTATGGATTTTCTCCTACCGTTTTTTTGCGTTTTTATCATCTATATCAACTATACTAAAAAACAACTCATATTTCACAAGTCAACATTACTATAATGCTAACATGTACACCTTTTATTTTTCAATATTAAAAATGACAAATAGGAACTATATATCTGTAGACATTCTCAATCTCCAAGACAAGTCAATTTCCTTCTTGTTATCAACGCAGTCTCTCAAATAAAGATTGATTAGTGCCTTATACGGTATGCCGCTTTTGTCCGATAACTCCTTAAAGTACTCAATCACTTGGATATCAAACCTAATAGAGACTTGTTTTTTCAACCTAGAGACATATGGGTTGCGTTTCCCTTTTGGGATCAATTCTGAATAGTAATCTCTCATCGTTACATTCAAGTTCCTCGGCAGACTGGTGCCGAATGTTCCACACCCATGGGTTTTTCGACCACGGGTATCCCCTCTTGGCATTTAATGAGTCCCAGAGTGAAATGAACTCATCCAATTTCCGCACTTCAGATTCGCAATCGAGATGACCAAATTGGATTGGATCCAAACCTTCTTGTATGATTTCATGAGCCTCAATCTGCCAAATCCGCCGCGCCTCAATGCTAATAATCTCTGGCGCGGGCATCATATCGCGGAGCCAGCCTGGCATGTGCAGCGGGGAACGGATTCGGCCGAACCAGTCCGGTTTTTGGCCGTCGAAGGAGGTCCAGATTCTGGAACGCAATATCCGGGGCAACTGAGACGGCGCCTTTTTGTCATACTGCAGATCCACAGCCCATGTAGTGAGAAGCTGTAGACGGTCCCCGGGGCCGCCGTAGGGGCACTTGTATTCCGGTATTTTCTTTTTTTTAATATCCGGCGGCCCCATTATCCTGCCCCATTTATTTAGGCGTTCAGCGGCATATTCGAAAACCCTTTTCTCGCCGTGCTTGAAAGCATTTGTCACCCATTTGGGCCAATTTATAACCCGCTGCGTCCGGCACTTCTCCCCTGCAGCGTAACGTTGAGCGCTCCATTGGGAATATATAATATTTTTAACTTTAGACATCGCAGTTACCATAAGCGAGCCATGCATTTGGGACAATATGCTTGTCCAGTGTCTATATTACATAACCACCCTTGATAAATCGCCATATCTCTCAATTCACGCAAAGTATTAACCTCGGCTATAAAAACAGAATCACAACATTTGTCTCCTATTATACCATCACAAAAGATCGGCAGGACACAAGGGCCACCGCGAAAAATGTACCCCTGCGATCGACACGTTTCTCCCTCAAAATTTTCAACCGAGCAAAGAAAGCTTGGACTGGTGGTCTCTGCGATGGCAAATACATCATTCTGTTTCAACCATGTAGTTAGGTTTAAAAGTGTATTGAAAAACTTTGTTTTAATACCACCGTCGTCTATGTTTTCTAAGACTACGGTGTATCCTCTAAATTCATCATGAGGCTTTATCATCTTTACCTTACCAATCTAGGATATACAACCAATCCTATGTTAGACGTCGGTTAAAATCCCAAAACAATCATCAAAACATTTATCGCAACAAGGTGTACAATACGGATTTGGAGAGACAAAATTCATACATTTATTCGACACAATATCCCCACATCCACATCGATAATGATCTTCGTCAACGTACATCTCATCATATCTTTTTTCAGCGGCATCTTCCATAGATTCAATTACGTCTATCATATCGTCTATCATATCTAATCCTATTCAGGTGGCCAATTGCATCCACTCGTCCAGTCTTTTGGCTTTTCACCAATTGTAACATTAAAGTGTTCATCTTTTGAATTCTTAGCTTCTAATTCTGAAATACGCCTTTCTAATTCTTTAATCTTTCTCTCATAATAAATAAATTTTATAGCTATATTTTCGTATACATTACCACCAAATAACTCCATCGTTTTTTTAAATACTCTTTGCTCTTCCTCTGTGCGTTCCATAGTTCACCACCCTTTAGCTAACCCAATAGCCTTAATTACCGCCAAGATAAATGCTACCACCGTAAGCACTACGGTAACCGGTACGAATATCCTTTCTGTTATCGTTTTTTTCATAACTAATCCAAACCCAAAAGTGTTCTAACCCTCTCTCGTTCTGATTTCTTTCCTTCCAAAAATGCAGCCTCTACAATATCATATATGATATCACAAGAATCTACCTCAACCCATATGCTATCCATAGCCTTCTGCAATTTTTGAGTTTTATACGCCTTTAAAGTCCTATACTCTACATCACCAATCTTAAATATCATAAATACCACCAAATCATTTCATCACACATATCCTGTATTATCTTTCAGTTTTATACCTCCTCTTTGGATACTGGTTTAGAAACCGACAACTCTTCCTCAACAACTTCCAATTCTTCAATGCGATTACGCAATGCATTTGAGGCCATTTCTAGCCACATTATTTCTTCCTCAAGTTGTCCCCGCTTCTTTATGTTACGCATTAAGCTATCCATCAAATCATGCTTGTTCATCTTTCATCCTCCATAATACCTCTAATAAAACTCTGTCCAACAGGAGACCCTAGCCATTGTATTACTGTTGCAGCAACTAAGCGATCCCTCTCTGATACCTCATCGCATTTTGGATAATTTGAATCATCTGCCAAAAGATATTCTAAGGTTCCATAACTTCTAAGATCTGTAGAATTTTGCATTTCCCATCCTTTAGCAAATTTTTCTTCTAATGGATTATCTTTAAAACGATACTGATGTTTCCCTTTGTTTTCCATTGTTATATTCCTTTCGTTTTAGTATAATATATACGAACTCAAGTTCGCCTTGCCTTCCACCACAACTATCTTTTATTAAAAATCAATCTGTTTTCTACCCCTCATTTTCACCAACTACATCTAGTTGGTGTTTCCACAACCTTTTTTATCCGTTCGCTCGGAATTACGGTTTCTTTCCCATATGCATCTTTGATTATAACAAACCCTTTCTCGTATCTGATTGACGTACACCAGCTTCCACCTGGCCTACTAGTCTCATCAAATAATTCTTTGCTACCATCTGTATATTCAACTGTTATTCTCGACATTTTTTACCTTTCTTACCAATAATTATTTTTCATGACTCCAATCATGCAAATCCATCATCCTCTTCGGTCACCACCCAATCTGACGGTCCACGCCTAAAATACGTCACACCCCACAATGGACCATAAATCACTGCTTCCCATTTATTATCTGGATCTTCTTCAGCCATTTTCTCTGCATCAGCAAGAGTAAACGGTTTGTGCTCTTCTTTTGGTTGAACCCCATGTAGTCCATCATAATAATCCTCACAATCCAATACTACCCTGCCATTCTTTTTTATAACAGCATCGCCAAAACCAACAATGATCGGCGTATCCATATCTACTGAAGAACTCATTTTTCCCACTCTTTTTTTTGATAATCTTGATACTCTTCTATCGTAGTTGGTACCTCCTCATGATCTACAATTTTAGATACCGGCATTCCTTCAACAGATAAAAAAACTATTTCCCCGTTTTCTGCTGCTTTAATAGCCGATTCACATTCAACCTCATTTACAACAAAAAATTCGTTTTCATCTCTTGATATTAGTTCTCCTCCTATGTATCAAACAAACATTTCTCTATCTATAATCATTTTCTACTCCCTAACTCATCAGCACTCTGAAATCGTATATTCCATACCCAGTCGTTTCGCTCCCATGCAAACGAACCATAAATTCGGTTCCAAAATGTAGCAAATTCACTTTTATACGGACCACCAATATTTACATAATCAACTCCTCCAGGTATAGGAATAACACCTTCTTCCATGCATTCTGATTCAGTAATATCCTGAATCCTACGAACCCCAATGCTCAGGATCTCTGGCTCTGGCATCTTCTCTCTAATCCATCCTGGAATGTATTGTCCACCACGTAACCTACCCATAAAACCATACTTTTCATGCAAATCAAAATATGACCAAAAAGCATGTTTCAATGTATAATTAGTCTGTAATTCTTCAGATTTTCGGTCATCATAAATGCTTTGAGTTGCCCAATTAGTTAGCAGTTGTAAGCAGTCATGTTGATTTCCATAACTACATTCACTGCTATAATTAGACCAATACCCTTGCTTATGTTGACATTGCCATTGTCCATAATTTTTTGATTTCCTACTTTTATTCATAGATATATAAATAACATCACAGTCAGGCTGAGGGTCCATCGGTAATTGTACTCTACACTTCCTTCCTCTGGCCCAGGACCGAGCCATTTCTGACGTCATAATTATTGGTGTTATTTTCCTCATTCATCTCCTAAAATAATCCCACGAGGCAATCTACTACATTCAGGACATTTGCTTAATCTCACAGGGAAATTCGACCAACATTCCATACAAATTTTAGGCAAAACACCTCTTCGCATGTCATTATTGATCTCCTCACAAAGAGGACACCAACTAACACAATCTCCATGTTGATCCGTAATATGCCTATCACTCGATGGTCTACACATTATCTACCCACCGATTATGGTTCAAGAATTTCTCCATCATTCTCTATCTCTGAATAACTCCACTCATTAACATCTACATTCAATACATTTCCTTCTGATATATATTGATAAAATTCCCACTCAATTATTGCAACTTTATCCTTCTCGTCTTTATAATATTCTTCAATAGCAGATTCAAAAATATCGTCCTCATCATCACTATCAACTTCTGTTGTAACCTGTACATAACCTGCAATTGGTATTTCTACATTATATCTTGGCATATCATTTACTCATTTCTTATAAAAAACTCTATTCATTATATCATTCCTTTTAAGCATCTTTGCTCAATATCTAGCTTTAAACAGGTTAACTTATGTTTTATGATTTGTCAACATGAAAAGGCCAAAATTTAAAACTACTGTTACAAGTGTTGGTTACTCTAATTGGCATTTGTTGAAGAGTCTAAGTTTTAAAAGGTGCCGGTGAAGGCACTGGAATCGCTCTACCCGTCTCATAATAGTGTTGAGAAATCCTCAATCCATCATGTTAGGCTTGGAAACAGACGCTGATGAGGACGCGCTCTTCCTGTGAGTATCAATCACCATGACCACCGAGTAGATAGTCGTGGAAATGCCCACAATCGAAGCAAAAATCAACAGAATATCAGCCATTTGTACATGCCTTTCGTCAGAGTCTTCGCTGGTGCACTTGAACCACACTTACTTTTCAGATTTACTCATCCTGTCTTCTCCTCTCCTGTCTTCCTGAAAACCCCGGTCTTTAGTAAACCAGCATCAATGAGTTTCCGTTCTATGCATCGGCACCGCCAACTAAGATACCTGTTGATTATGCTGTAGGCAAAGCGTCTCAATTTAGCCAGTCGTTGGGACTTCACCATTTTAACCTGTCTTCTCCTCTCATCGCTTTTCGTGTATGAAATACTCGCAATTATTTACGGGTAACGGAATATCCGGTTTAATATATTTACGACTTTCGCACTTAATAGGCTTGTCGCCATCAAAAAAACCCTTCTCATATCGAGCACATTTCCACCTGTGCTCACATTCATGTTGCTGGCAATATGCAAAATCTCTATTCATAACGTACCATCCGTATACGTGCGCGTGCGCGCCTCTGTTTCTGCCCCTATTCTACCACCTAAAAACGCCAGAGAGCAAGAGGTGGAGCATGTAACCGGAAAGTATGGATTAAAGTGTGGGATTTACCAATTCTTTCATCGGCTCCGCCAGAGTTGCTCAGTATCTGAGTTTTAAACATGTTGCACTATATTTACCGGTTTGTCAACACTTTTTGTATTTTTTAATATCAATTCTAAAACGCAAACATCCCAATAAGCAATCCTGCTGCGAGAGCCACAACACCACCACCAACCCCATAAAATACAGCCCTAATTCTTTGCTTCTTCGCCAATTCTTTACCTTTTTTCAAATCACTCTCTCTTAATTTATATACAAAAGCCCTGTCCTCTTCAGAGTCAGCCAACGTAACTTCACAATCGTTTATTGATTCCTCTAGAATAACGATGTCTTCATCAAGTAACGAAATCTCTTCTGTTAAATCTAAATGTAAATCACCTAACGTCTGATAGGTACTATATATCTTAAGAATAGCCCTAAAACCTTCTTCCTCAATCCCATACCAATTGTCTTCACTAATTACAAACTTCTCAAACGGTGGAAGATCTAAATTAAGATCTATTTCTATTCCGCTTTCTCTGTCTGTTTCGCTCCCGTAACTGTTCAGCGATAGAAAGCAACTCATCAGAATCAGCACTATCAACCCTTCGGATAATATCCTCGTGTTCTTCATTTGTCCTCTTAATTTCATCTTTTATTTCCTGTCTCTTTTTTTTCAACTCTACTCTTTTATATTTCCTTGATGATTCTCTTCCTACATATTCTTCAATCTGCTTATCTGTCTTTCTCTTGTTTCTATCTACAAGTATATTGTCGCTGATTTCTTCATTCCTCCTAAATACATTCAATGCATAAATACCTACAATCAACAACAATATTACTCCACCAAACAATATCTTCCAATACCAAGGAAAAGATTTTAGTCTTTCCCATAAACTCTCAATCTTATTCTCCATTACATCTCTCCAATTTCTTTATACGCATCCACAACAACGTTGCCAGCTCTACCACTCCAAATATTTTCCATTCCAAAAGTTGTTCCTTTGATCTACTTCTAGGTAAAAGTTCTGAATACATACTATATGCCTCATCCACTAATTCCGAATGAACAGCTGTCTTCTTTCCAGGAACACCAATGTCAAGTTGAACCCTTACTTTTTCTCCACATGGCCAATCTTGTTTACGCTTCGTCATGATCTAGTTACTCCTATGTCTATTTTTGTATTTTTTTAAACTAATTACATTATCATTATTATTCTTTGGTGGTAAAGCAAATTGCAAATATGTTTCATCTTCAAATTTGACAACAAGAACACCATCTTTTGTCCATGATTCTATACAAATAGAAAGCCTATCATCTTTATACAGGTACCCATATTTCTTTCTTTCTTCCATAGCACCAAAACCTTATTTTGCCCCTATAAATCTAGAATCAACATCTTCTATTATCTCATCTACAGCCGAACCAAATGCCTCTTTCTCAAACACACCAAACTCTTGCTCTTTGCGAAAATTAGCCGCTTCAACAGGATCTGGGTCTGAAATACTAAAATGCTCGTTTTCGTATGCCTCAATCTTATCTATTAATTCTTTCCGCTCCTCCCAGTCATCATCACCTGGTCTAGCATTCCAAATTTCATCCATACGACACAAGGCTGCTTCTAAATCTGTATCATTACTTATTATCCACATCTTTAATCTCTCCTAAAACGAACTTAAGTTCGCGTCTTGTCAAATGATTGCATCTGTATTCAATCTACTTCTCCTGACAAAATCCGAAAAGCTGTAGCCATGCAGATTGGAACCTGTCCGTTGCCAATGGCTCTAAACCTGTCCATCCTATTGGCCATCCCATCATCCACTCTTGGTTTTCCGGGGTTGGTTTTCCAAATACTTGCACAGAATTTTGACAACACTTGTGTTTTTGCATAGACTTTGCCGACCAATTTGCTTTTGTCGTTGGAGTATGCAAATAACCACCACCTTCTCCTAATATGGTCAGCACCCAAGTCTGACGCTCCAATGGGAGCCCGTAATGTTTTATATCCACAACATTTAAGATCGATTTGTACTGAGCCAATCGATGACTCGCTAACATTCTCGGCCAAAATGTAAGCTGGGCATACTTGTCCAATAATTCTAAGCATTTCAACCCACATGTCTCTCGCCGTATTTCGTCCATGTGCTGCATTGCTAAATGCTTGGCATGGAAACCCTCCCGATACCACGTCAACAACTCCTCTCCAAGGTCTTCCGTCAAACGTTTCAATGTCCGACCAAATAGGGAAGGGGGGCAGGATTCCATCATCTTGTCTCTGTGCCAAAACAGCCGCACAGTAGGCATCACGCTCCACTGCGCAAACTGTTCGCCATCCGAGCAACAGTCCTCCAAGGATTCCACCACCGGCACCCGCAAAGAGTGCAAGTTCTCGAAGTCTCTCATCATTACTTTGCTGATCAACCATGTCATCTTTCCAATCCTACTAAGTGCTTACACACGAACTTGAGTTCGTCAGTCATAAACTCCTTCTCAACTTCTGATAAAAAACATACCTTGGTACATTAACGTTATTGTGTATCATATTTAATTCCTCCGCGATTATTATCAAAAACATACCTTGGTGCACCAAAGTCAGCTATAAGCCATCTCTCCAACTCTTCAGCTGTCATCGTTGTATCCTCTTCGTTTCTCTGAACTGTTGCACCCTGACCTGTTATATCAATAATAATCGGAACTATTCCTGACCTGTAAGCAGCCGCAATACGATGAGAACCCTCAGCTGCATACCATACACCTTTACTCTCATTCCAAATTGCTCTGATTTTAGGCACCCCAAGCCTCTTCATCTCTTCTGCTACATACTCTAGATGCTCTTGGTCTGGAAGATTTGGTGCTACAATAACCATACTCTTACTTCTCATTTTACTTGTCAATTATTCCTCCTTCAGACTCTTGAGACAAACTTGGTCTATTCTTACTTGTTTGAAATCTTCACAATGATTCAATATGCTCCTATTCTAAAGCATCCCTAACAGCATCAAAAAACGTATCAACATCACTCTCTTCTTGTAATCCACGCCAATAATAATTCCATGCTTCAGTTATCTTTCTAAGAGCAATCATTTCATTACTTTCTATTGTACCTGGTATTGGCTTACCTTTTATCCACCCCTTGTTTTCTATTCCTCCTAATTCTGCTTGCTGACACGAAAGCATTACATACACACTTCCATCATCACATACTGCAATAAGATTTCCAGCCCCATCATTTGAAATAATAATCGGTTTCCTCATCTTTACTCCTTTTCAAGTATCAAAAGTCCACTCTTTGTTAAACCACATCGCTTCCACCCTGCTTTTTTAAAACAATATCCAGGGTTAATTGATTTGACTTTTTCCGCATTAACATAGGTATAGTGCCGCAAACCAGGCCAGCAGAAATCAGCAATGGCGTCAGCCTGTCTGATAAGGACTGAACTTTTGATTTTACTTTCGTTCCTGAAAAAACAGCAGTTGACACCTGCTTGTGGTTTTCCTGTCCGCTCATCTATACAACCATCAATAAACTTTCTCCATGCAAATATTGCATCACACTCCCACGTTCGTAATACAATATGTTCTCCTGGACCAATAAATTGCTTCGATTTACATCCACAACGCCTAGAATAATGACGATCAAATAATTCTCTAACATAATCATCACCATCTTTTGTAACCCACCAATAACTTGAATCTCTTCTATTCATTTAGAACAAGGAAAATGCCTTTTTTCATCTGCATAAAATCCACCATTTTCAACTATCATTTCAGCCCAGAAAAGTTCAAAATTATTGTCAACAACCCTTATCATCACAATCAACCTTTGGTATTTCCGACCCAATTTCACACTCATCAGTTAACTCTTTCCCTTTTGTCTTGCGCGGCTCAGTCACTGATGGCATCTTTGGAAATTTACTAGGTGGTGGCAAACCTCTTTCAGATAAAAAAACTTTACATGATCCTTCTAGTACACCCTTTCGATAGGCCTTAAATAATTTATTTATTTCCAAAAATGCTTCATCTTTAGCAATCTCAGCATGAGAATCTGCAAGGCAATACCGATCTATCCACTGTTGCGATTCTTCTATAATCTCAGGAACACTGTCAGATGAAATTTCAAACTGCCTATGAATTACCTCTAAAATACCCTTTCTATAATAGGCCTCAGCTACTTTCCTAATTGCCTTCATAACAATATTACATTGTTCTAAACTGTCTTGTTCTAGATCTTCTTTCATCCTACTCATTTACCTCATATTCACGAACTTAAGTTCACCTAATCAACTGAACCACAAGAATCATCACCCTCTCTAAGTCTTTTCAACTCATTACGATCCATATCAATAAGATGCTCTAACCTAACTTTATTAATACGCATTTTTTCCAACTCCAATAAAGAGTTCGTTATTCTCTCTTGAAGTTCTATTATTCTTTCTAGTTTGTTCATATAATATCCTCACCCAACCTCAACTAAAACTATATACAGTATACTCTGTAAACATCTTTCCTCATAGTATTTTTTCATCCTTTACCGTATCAATCAAAACATAGATGTCTGAACATTACACGGACAAATTGGCTCATTACTGTAGTACCACCCTTCAATTGGAACCATCGGAGACGGAAAATTACTGGTACGATCAAAATGCTTTCCGCCAGGGCATACCATTCTGCGGGCATCATCATACGTGTTAGCGAAAACACTCCATAGAAGACGCACACCAAAAGGCTCTCCTGGCAACTCAACAACTCCCAAAATGAAAAGATATAAATCCTTCTGAATCTTCGTCTTCAATGAACTCAAGATCTTTAAGGCGACTCTTTTCCTCATCAGTAACAACAGATGGATCTACAGCTACAAAGAAAACATCATGCGAACAGTTTGTTGGCCACTCATCCTTGTTGTATTTAGAAAATATTTTCATATCATAACCCAACCAATTCTAAAAACGAACTCAAGTTCGTATCATTTCCTACGCGCTCGTCTCGCTGCCTTGTTGCGTTTTCTCCTCTTTTTCTTCTCCTTTACTTTGGCTGCAAATTCCAACAACTTCTTTCCAGACTTAGTACTAGATTCAGCAACACTTTCATCTTTGTCTTTCAAAACTGCCTTAGCATCCTCTACCAAATAATCTGGTACCTCTATACAATGCTCCAACCTATCTTTAGGTATATCACCAATATTGCGATATACCTTACCAGTTTCTGTATCCATCTCTATTCTCCTTCACATTTATGAAATATTCAACATGGCCAAAAATAACATAAATCATCTGATTCTGTCCAACCAAGCTTCCCGTAAAAACCCTTGTCCTTGCGCAAAAGATTGCTCCTATGCGCTGCATGAAACCGATCTTCCCCAAACCACCAAGGAAACTCAACCGAATCTATCGCTACACCTGAAAGAGACATATTGTTGTTGAAACCACGCCTCTTCCACTCAATAATCATGACATCCCCATAAACTTGTAAAGCATCTTCGTAACCTACCCACATCTTTACGGCAGGATGCTTGCGCCAACTGTTGTTTGTCCGTATCGAATTATAGATCTGCCTCGCCTCTACCCTCTGTTTACCAAGACGCCTCCAATCCAATACTTGTGCTGATTTTAAGAAATCTGAATAAGGTAAAAATGTCTGCATTAAATTCCTTCACCTGTCAAAAAACGAACTCAAGTTCGCCTGCCCTTATTCTCCATCCACTCTTTCAGAATCTTATCAACCCGCTCCCTGGCGATGCTGTCAAGCTCTTCTTTTATTAATACCATCCAGACGACCTCCGATGGACATCTCGCCCATCATTTATAGGTAACTTTACCACCCTTATGGGCAACCGCTTTCTTTTTTGCCGCCAAGAGTTCCATCACTGCTTATCTCAATCCGGATTTCTAAACGACCCTTTTGATACCTTCGTAATCCATTCATCGAGGGCGTCAACAAGCTCGATATCATTTCGAACGAACCTTTCATTGACTAGAATATCTCCGTTTTTCTTTAGAGCAATTTCGAGCCTCGCTCCATTCTCACCAACAAGAAACAGTGCCACACTCGCTGGATCTTCATTTGCCCTCAAATCAATCGTTACATCGTTCTCTGACATTTGACTCCTTGCTCGCGCCTTCTCCGAATTACATTCACCAAACTCTTCATCGTAAGACCGACATCTACCACAAGAGTCAATATGTTTTGCCCTTTCGAAAAAGTCACAGTTCACCCTTCCATTTCTCTCACCGTATCCACCGTATTCGCAAACTAAAAGATTCATAATTTTACATCCGTTTTTCATTATTCTCCTCCATTTACCTCCGCTCAGACTAAAACTCCTACTCTTAATCTATGACACAATCACTTACCGCTCCTGCTAACGCTCTCGCTCCCGCGCCCACTCCCGCTCCTGCTACCGATCCCGCTCCTACGCCCGCTCCTACTACCGCTCCATCTCCTACTCACACTCCATCTCCAGTTCCCGCTACCGCTCCCGCTCCTGCTAACGCTCCAGCCCCCACTCACGCTCCAGCCCCCACTCACGTTCCTGCTACCGCTTATGCTCCAGCTCCTGCTCCCGTTCCCACTCCAACTCCAACTCACGATCCTGCTCCCACTTCTGCTCCAGTTCTTGCTCCCGTTCCAACTCCAGATCCAACTCCCGCTACAACTCCCACTCCAACTCCTGCTCCCGCGACCACTCCTGCACCTACGCCTTGATGAAAATATCATTTTCCGCTCCCGCTCCTGCTTATGCTCACGCTCCCACTCACGCTCCTACGCCCACTCCAACTCCTGCTCCCGCTTATGCTCCAACTCCTGCTCTCGTTCCCACTCCCGCTCCAACTCCCATTCCAATTCCCGCTTCTGCTCCAACTCCAATTACTGCTACAACTCACGCTCCTGCTTATGCTCCCTCCCACGCTCACGCTCACATTCCAACTCCTGCTCCTTGATGAAAATATCATTTTCCGCTCCCGCTCCTGCTTATGCTCACGCTCCCACTCACGCTCCTACGCCCACTCCAACTCCTGCTCCCGCTTATGCTCCAACTCCTGCTCTCGTTCCCACTCCCGCTTCTGCTCCAACTCCCATTCCAATTCCCGCTCCTGCTCCAACTCCAATTACTGCTACAACTCACGCTCCTGCTTATGCTCCCGCTCCTGCTCCTGCTCCCGCTCACGCTCATTCTCACATTCCAACTCCTGCTCCTTGATGAAAATATCATGACAACACTATTGATGGGGACTTGCAAAATGATTCAATAGATTGAATCATAACGTAATGATCACTTGGCAACTGCTGTCTGTCATTCCATGACTTTTCATTCCACGCTCCTGTAGAATAAACAATCCCTGCATCAGACAACAAAACACACTCATGGTTGACACCCTCAAGAACACCCTCATAATAAAAGTTGGCGCACATCAAAAGAACTCTTGTTCCAATAAAAGACAAAAGCCCCTCACCATCAACATTAATCACTTCCACAGTTTTTTTCTTCAACATTTAATACTCCTTTTTTTGAAAGTTGAATAAAAAATCACCACGATCTTTCACCATCAACTAACATATACATAAAAAATCTCACCAATTTTACAGTTCAACAAATTTCACCATATTTCACTACTAATCAACAAAAGTTGGTAACTGCTATAGCCGCTCTTCTTTGAGCTAGAACCGGGTTGGGGCTGTGAACCTCCATCACTATAGCAATGCACAGTCTGACAGTAGAACAAAGCCCGGTCGCCTGCCTTAGTGCTATTACCAAAAGTACCTGGATTCACTCATATCCGAGTAGGCTCCAGGCAGGCCAATCCTGTGTTCTGGTGTATATCCCCACCAGTAAGGAAGGTGGACCGGGCAGGACTTGAACCTGCAAGGGCCGTGGTCTTCGACACCGCCTGCCCAATTGTGGATCGTTTGGCATTTACCACAATATGCCTCTCAATAGCGTATACCATTCCGCCACCGGTCCATTGCGGGCATTCCACCCGCTTGGAGTTTTTTACACGAGGAACTCTTGAAACCGTGAGTGCTTTTAACGTCATGACCAGGACGTGAGAAGTATTGGCCAATCCTTCTCAGTGGACCGGGCAGGACTCGAACCTGCATAAGCTGTCGAACTGCCGTTCAACTTTGCGTGCACTGTACATCGTGATGTCGTCACATCTCCCGGAGCAATCACCGGTTATAACGATTGCGTCTACCATTCCGCCACCGGTCCATTTGGGCAAGCATAACCTGCTATACCAATTATCATTCTTCGTCATATCTCTCTTCAATTCTAAACTCAAATGGATAATCGTCCATCTCAACGTTACCAACAATCATTTCCCTTGAGTAAATACACTCGTCAAACGATAAATCACTACCTGAAAGTTCTTTCATCGCCAACTCCCAAATTTCATCTTTTGATAATCCCTTCGGTACATTAAAAAGTGTAAGATATTTAACCCCATGAATAGGTATTGACACTTCCACAGTCTCTGTTTTTTTCTTTACCATCGTCATCACCTATCTTTTAATACTGGTCTAATCGCCCAATATCTACAACACAGGTTACAGCATACTAAGAAGATTGTCAACATTTTTTTGGTATTCACTTCTCTGATATTTTTTTTGTGTTAACTTCAGCATTCTTTAAAGCCTGCAACAAATTGGACACAATAATTTTTGCACTCACACTACTCACATTCGGCACATGAATAGAAAGCAGTTGATTAATGTAAATATCAAGTTTTTTTCTATCAGACCTCTTTGGTTGCATATCGGCCAGTTCTTGAAGTCTCACAATCTCCATATCTGCTTCATATTCTATACCATTACTTGAATCCATAAATGTTTTTTTCATATTTCACCTAACAACTTGTGAATATTTATACTGTATATTTTGGCCATATTATTCATTCGCTCGGGGGGTTTTATAATTTTTGCCCGTTTTATACATCTTTATTCATCTGTATTCTGCCAATCCAATAGCGCTATATTTAGCTCTAGGTTTTTCTTCCTCTGTTCTTCGGAAACTTCATCATATCCAAGATCCCTAAGACAATCTTCTCTAGTTTTCCTATCTATATAAACAAAAGCCAATCCACTGCACCTAGTACATGTCGTACTTGAAGACCAAAACTTTAACGCAAAAATATAGCTACATTCAGTACATTTAAAATGTGTTATCTTCATTTATTCAACTACTTGCAAGTGTCTTACTGGCTTATCTTTCCCTGTATAAAAAAAAGGAATAGATCCGTTATTAGGTGGTTTATCCATATATCCAACCCATTTCCTCTTCTTTATACTCCACTGTATGTAATTAACCCATACAGGTATCTCAAACTCAACAGAAGCTATCATTTTTCTTTCTTCCATATCTAATCTTCCTTGTCAAACCAGACAGTTTCTAACTGCTCGTAATCATCTTTCAATAGAACAACAAAACAACTATACCTACCTAAATCTGCCGCAATAACAGAAAAACCCTTAAACCTTGGAAACTCAACCTCTGTAATTTCCCCACCATCATCCAAATACAAAGTATTTTCCGAATAACCAAAGGCGATACTTGGTATTCCTTCGCTACTTCCATAAGCAATCGAATCAGCATTCTTTGTATGAAAATCCATCTCAAGAACTTTCACATTATCTTCATCAACAACTAACGTGCAAGTATTTATCCTTACACGTCCTTTAATAGATATTCTTGCTATATCAACCTTATTGTACCATAAATTCGAGCATCTCCGTCTTGACTTAGATTCTCCACAAACTCTATCCATCTAATTCTCCTACACGAACTTAAGTTCGCATTGCCACAACTTTATCAATAATAATCACTCTTTACTAAAAGATTTGGATTTTGTGCAGCCACCATCAACTTCAGCATCAATGGTGGCAATAGGGAATAGACCTATCACCCCCTTTCCTCAATTAACGTCACAATTACAGCAAACAATTTTCCGTTTACTATCTTCTCCAACTATCCATGTAAATCTAGAACCACATACTTCACATACAGGAAGTTCTCCATCATCTTGTTCAAAAGACTCATATTTATCACAATACTCGTTTTCTAAAACAACCATCTGTCCTTGCTCTCCTCTGTTTTTAAGACAATACCCAATTACAAGATTTCTAAAGCACTCATTGCTTTCCATCCAAAATCTACATGTATTACATGTAAAAACAGAAGATAAACGTTTATCTATAATTTTCACTTTGTCACCACATACTTCCCACAAACCTTTTCTAGCCCCTCAGCCAACCTAAAATACTTTTCTTCCCTCAATATTTTTATCACAGCAGAAATCAAATCGAACTCTCCATCCTCTACTCGTTTAAGTAGACGTGACTCTGCCAAATAATTAGCAATCCACCTATCTGGAATTTCGAGATCTGTAACATTCTCATCTTTAATGATTGCAAGAGCTACTAAAAGTCCTTTTGCCAATCCAAAATTATAAATATTCCTATCTACTGCACCAGGACTGCACTGAACAGATGCTACATTTTCAAGATCCAAAATCTTAACTTCGCTAATTGACATTGACACACTCCTCCATAGATAATCCTATCTCTTGGCCCCCGTAGGCACCATGGTTGTATTAAAAAAATCGGTCGCACGGGGAGGGTTACACCCTCGCTCTCCAGTCACTACGTCCGGTGATTTGACCGTGATCAGTGGTCCATCGTTTCCTTGCCTCATGAAAAGTTTCGTTTGGATGTACTCATCCAGCCGTGCGGTTGCGGGGGCCGGATTCGAACCAGCAACCACCAGATTACGGAACCTAAAAGCTACCAACTGCTCTACCCCGCAAAAAGTTGCCCAAATTAGTTGGGGCATCCTAATTACACCTATTCCTCAAAATAGAACCATATCGAATATTAATTTATAGCAATCTTTGAAGTTTGTCAACAATGCTTGTTCTTTTGATCAGTGGTTTGGGTATAATACATTCCAGATCATAACTTAGAGTTGAGGAATCATTAATATGTTCTTCACACTCTTCGCAATGGAAGGGAAAACGAGGCATTCCATTCTGATAATCTCGTGTCATTACTGGATGGTCTTCGCAAGTGTGATATATGTTAATATATAGCTTACAGAGATCATCCTGATAAAGGCAAAACATTACTGCAATGAGCTTTTCAGGAAGAATACCCATACTCCTTGAGGAGAACGAAATGGAAAACCTCTTCGATTCCAACAGGTAGCTGATTTTCTCCCAATCATTGTCGGTCAACCCAACTAGTCGACCTTCTGGATTAAAACTAACCATACTTCTTACACCGATCCAGCTATAGCACTGGGTCATACTCCTTGATATTCGCAGTTATGGCGAAGTCAAAAATCGCTAGTCTATCGAAAGTTTTGCCTTTGACATCACAATCGGGATTGACACACATCGAAACCCAACCTTGGTCGCTGGTTTTCATTGTCCGCACTTCCTTACCGCAGACATGGCACTTCCTATCAATTCTTTCCGTTTCCATTTTTACCTCCTACGATGAGTATAGTATGCACAATTCACTCATATTCAACTTTTGCATCACGTTCTACCTCTTGCTGAAGGCGCAATTCTATCTGTGCTCTAATTGCTTTTGCTAACTGGATTGATTTGCGCCTACTAATGATACGCTCTGTATCAATCTTCTTCTTCATCTTTATCCATCATATCAGCACGATCTTGCGCTGCCTTAAGCACAGCAAGTACACGAGCCCTGCTCACAGGATCTGCCATAGCACTCGCTGCTCCCTCACCATACCTATCCCTTATCTCCGCTAACCTCTCTGGCGATACAGTCAGTGTTCCTATGTGCCTCTGACCTGAAATACCCAAATCCATCTTCGCTTGGTGCATAGCCGTCTCTATCTTTAATAACTCCCTAACCATACGATCAACTACTATGTCAGTCACGCCACTATCATCTTCCTTGGCCATCTCACGATCAAGCCTACTAAGAACCTTCTCATGCAAAAGATCCATACGGCGTAAATCTTCCAACTTATCCGTATACGTCTTCTTCGCACTCAACATTATATCAGGCATCCTGCACGCCATTACATCACGCGGTAAAATCTCCTCCCTCCGATACTGACCAATCATCTCTTTCAATGAATTGAACGTCACCCAAGTATACTCACCTTGCTCTATTATATACTTAGCTACCGTCTTAGCAGGATAGCCATAACTCAGCATCTCATGGACTCTGTCAAAACAACGCAAAGCCTTTATGTTACTGAATTTCTTACCTTTTGCGCCCATATTTTTACCACCTTATTTTTGAGAATCAGGTATTAACACCATAAATACCCGTTTGTCAACGCTAATATTTCCTTATATATATATTCATATGCGTATATACTTATGTATGTATCTTTATATGCGAACTTGAGTTCGTTTATTTTGTTTCTTATACTCATTATACTCTTACAGGATTCTGCATTTTTTTACTATATCTACCACCTAATCCGCCGATTTTTTTTGATTTTTCCTTATTTCTCACAACTTTCAAACTGTTATTCTTTCTAATTTTTTACGCGAACTTGAGTTCGTTTTGCTATATCTCTATAGTAAAATAGCTATCTATATAGTACCTTATTTTTATGCTAAAAAAAACATTTTTTATGCTACATAAAATAGTTCGCATCGTTACAGTTGTACTATAACTGGTTTTTAATAAAAACATCCCCAATTCGTCATCAAGTTATGGTCCTTGCCTTTATTCTCAAAATCCTCCCATTAAAGAATGTCTAGATCCTAATCTCTACCCCTAATACCGCACCAACCCAGCCACAGGCATCGTAAAACTTCTTTTCCAATATCTCATAGACCTTGTAATTCATCCGTTCTCCTTGTCTATCTCTTCAATGCTATCAACCTCAAGGCGCCAGACGCTCCCTCTCTTCGGCCAGCCGCCCTCCTTCGAGTAGGTGTTGCCATCATCCTCAACCCAAAACCTCGAAGTCTCCCTAAGCCGAACAATCCGTGGAGACCCACGTACTCTCGCACACGACCCGTATGTGTGAATCGGTGACCCATCTCACGAACTCGAAAGATAAAGCAACAGCAGAACCTCAAAACACGACTCGTAATCCGGAGAGGGTTGACTGCTCAAGTAATCAACGTACTCCTCTCTCCAATCCGGCAACCTCTTGTACATCTCAATCATCTCACCACGGGTCAGACCAGCACGCTTAACAATCTCCCGAAATACGTCCCCAATGACCTTCCCCCTCTCCCTGCTCTCCCGAGCCGTATCAAGTCTCTTCCTCCGCTCAGCCCTGAGTTGCCTCCAGTCATCCTTTTTAGTCATTGAACATCTCCTTCTTCTTGTCGACTTCGCCCAGTTCTTCCATGGTCTACTCGGACTTGTGTGGCTCCCCATTCCCATCATCTTCGTTATATTCCTCTATAGGAATGGCACCTCGCTTATCACACCAATAGTACTCATCTGTGTCACGCAATTCCGTCTCTCCTTCCAAAATCTCAAGACGCCTGTCGTGTGTGTCCAAATAAACCTCAAACAACTGCACAACCTCAGCCGCCTGCCTCATAGTCAATGGCTCCCCTCCCCACTCAATACCATAGTCCAATTGTCAGGAATCTTCCAATCCTCTGGCAGTCTAATACTATTTCCGCGTGATTGTTCCAAAACTAAATATCGGAATCCATTATTCCATATTATTTTAAATTCGTATTCTCCGTCTGTCCACACTCCTAACCACTCTGGATGCGGGCATGTATTATTTTCTCCAAGAACAAGGCGAAAGCCGAGGTAGTCGACGCGGCCGCCCGGATGATACCCGTCCCGGTACGCGGAACGGCACCACCTGCCATTACTGATCCACGAGCCGCCGCGAAGCACGCGGTCGTCGCCTTCCTCTGGGCCTTGCGGGTCAACTACCCTACCAGTAGGATACTCTCCATACCTGTCCTCACACCACTCCCACACATTCCCGTGCATGCCATAGATACCCCATCCGTTCGGGGGTAGAGACTTCACAGTTACCGTCTCTCCCCTATATTCACCCTCCTTCCCTCCTGAATATGGGTAATTTCCACAATAATTCGCCTGCTCCGTTGTAATGTTCTCCCCAAAATAAAAAGGACTTATCGTCCCTGCCCTACAAGCGTACTCCCATTCCGCCTCGCTCGGTAATCTAAAATTTAATCCTGGCTCTATGTTATTAATTTTATTAATAAAATCCTGACAGTCCCCCCAACTTACATTTTCTACCGGAAGTTCTTCTCCCTTGAAAAAACTCGGATTAATACCCATCACCGCCTCCCACAACTCTTGCGTACAAACTGTGTCGGCCAGCCAAAATCCACTTGTGATCTCCACCTCATGCTGACTCTCGTCGCTATATCGTCCCTCCTCACACTCTGGAGACCCCATCAGAAACTCCCCCGGCGGTATCCAACAAAATCGCTGCCTTATTCCTAAAATTGTAATATCATTACCTTTTTCCATACTTCTCTCCTCCCGGTTATCTTAACCGACATCATGATAGAGATTACAATTTAATTATAGACTTGTCAACAAAAAAAACGAACTTGATTTCGCCTATTCATCGGAAGGAGCAGGATTCAGATAATCGTATCCGTACACGATATCATCCTGTTTGTCTTCTGACTCACTCGGAACCATAGCTATGATCTTTACCCCTATATTTTTTTCGATTGACTTAAGGAGATCATCACGAGTCATTGTAGCAGTATTATTAGCCAAAAACTCTGTACAAATCAGAGTAATCAAATGGCCCTCTTTGTCAGACTGAGCTATTTCCTTTGCCTTTTCAAGGGCAGAGGTTACAGTTTCGTCCTGACTAGGAAATAGAGAAAACGAACGCTTTCTGGCCCTCTCAGGAACCTCTCCACCTTCTCCGTCACCTTCCCCACCACCTTCTCCGTCACCTTCTCCACTCTCAAGTTTGTTTTTCTCTGCGTCAAGCATCTCTGCAATCTGTGCAACAGTTTTACCAGACACCCTGTTTTTCCACTCTGTTGCATTCGCATCATTAACTACATGCATCAACATCCGAGCTTTTGTCCAACCTATTGATCTAGCCCATTTCTGAACTTTAGGAGAAACCGTACCAAACCATTTTTGAAGTTTAACAAGATATTGAATAGTACGAATATCAAAATCCAATTCTTCCTTAACATATGAGGTCCAAGAATCAAAACCCCAACTGCGATACAAATCACCTCGATAAACCTCTTCAAGATAGGTCCCAAACTCCCAATAGTTCTGCTCAGACTTGTCTCTGCATTCAAGGACTTTCTTCCTTACCTCCTCATACTCCATCGCCTCTCCTGCAACGATAACCTTGTCCTTTTTCTCTTCGGTAACCACAATCTTTTCTTCAGTCATTTCTATCCTCTTTTCATTGTTTCAAGCCCTGTCAACACCACTGCTAATGCCGACAAAGCATGTTTTTTGACCCCATATAATGGGCCAGGTTGTTTTTTAATACCTACTGTTGGCCTTTTACCTCCTCCTGTAGGAGGAAATTTATTCCTTACAGCCGCATTTACCTCTGCATCAGTTACACCTCTCAATTTACCTGTACTAGGATCCTTATACGTCTTTTTTCCACATAAAAATATTTTCTCATCTCCACGAGATACTAACCAAACAGATCCCGTTCCACCATTTAATACACCTGCTCCCTCCCATGCCTCTCTAAATCTTCCAACCCATTGCATCGTTTTAAGCGTTGATTCACCTACCTTTAAACCCATTGATTCAATAGTCTCAATGAACAATATAGATATATACAACTGAGTATTGTCAATCGGATTTACCATCCATCCATTTCTAAGAATATAAAGCAAAGGTTCATTTCTAAAAGAGTCAGCAGATGAAATTATCTTCTTATTTTCAACATCATAAATAACCATCCCACTTTTCTCAGGACCTGGATCTATACCTAAAACTATCATAAATATTCATTTCCTATTCGTTACAAATCTATTTGTTCTAAACTGACCACTCTTTGTCCTAGCTTCTTCCATACATATTTCAGAACAAAAAACCAAAACTCTCTTCCTCCTAAAATCTGTACCTGTCAACCACCCTACCTCTTTAGCCACCTGATCCAACCTAAACAACTTTCCTACCCTATATATCAAACTTTCTATAGGCTTTCTCTTTAAACATGTCCAACACTGTAATGCCAATCCCTCTTTTTCCATCATCCTACGTGGTGCAGTAACTACATCAGTACCATCATCAGATGGTTTTTCACCTGTTTTCTGACTAGTTATCAACATTATTTATAATAAACTCCATACACTTTGCATTTCATTTTTTACTCCTATATCCCTTTGGAAAACACTGATCTCGCATGGTGCAATATCTAGCTTGACCCTTGCTCTTCATCGGACAATCTTCACGCCTTTCAAAACGCTCGTCAACCCACTCAAACAAAGCACCGTCTTTCCATTCGACACCATTTTTATTCATCCAATCCTTATGCTCGTCACAAATTCTTACCGCTTCAACACACTTTTTTGCAATATTCTTAAGTTTGTCTACTAATTGTGCATCATAAGATATTTCATGCTCTAAAATAGATGTACTCAAACTATTAGCACCTTTGAATAGATATCCTATCCTAGCAAAAGGAATAGATGCTGCCAACATAGCCAAATTAACCTGTTCTATATGCTGAGATCTAGCAGACCCTCCCAACATAGGATCTAAATAATCCCGCTGTCCTTCCTTCTCCGTCTTAAGTTCAAATATCTCTAGTTTTCCGTCTTTCCAGCATAAAATACCATCAAACTTTACTACAATTCTGTATTCTGGAATACGAACTTTTGCTTCTACATACCGCCAACCTGATCCATCTGGAACAGGACCCCAACCCCTTACAATATCTCTCTTCTCATCATCCATTTCTTTAGAAGCAAAACCCATCATTTGTAGTTCGTCTATATCTAAACTATATTTTGATTTGTCAAGCCTGAATATATTGTTACTTAAACACAAAGACAAGCGTTCCCAAGATCCTAAAAATTCACATCCAAATGATGGAAGAATTTTTTTCTGAAACAAATCATGATATATATTTCCCTGATCAAAATTCCATAAAGTTTCTGCACTATGTTCTTCATTAGCAGGCTCATCGGACAGTGCCTGAAAAGCATACATCCTAGGACACCAGCTCTTTGTATTAGATGCATATAGCCAAAATTCTTTCCAAGTCTCATCCTGCTTCTTCAAAGTAGGAATATTTCCAACCCGTAATCCCTTCCAATTTCTAAGAATTGCGTCTTTTAATTTTGTTGATATTTTTGGCTTATCTGGCGTCCTTTGCTGACGCACTACATCTCCCAACATCAATCCTCCTTACAGCACCAACTTCGAAACTATAATATTACAACCATTAATTGTCAACAAACATAGCTATTTTCTTAGAATACCACCAGTACGACCAGCCTGCTTATCAATTTCAATAATCCTAAATTTTATATGATGCATCTTGTCAGTATCTTTCACACCCTTATACATCACACCCATCTGTCCATACCAAACTTCACCGTTAGGATATCCGTCTATCTCTGCTATCATACTATCTCTTCGGAATTCACCAACAGTACCAGGCCTAACCGATACAACCTGTGCCCTCGCAAACGGTACGCTCTTTCCAGAAAGATCTAGAAATTTTGATGTAAAAATAATCTCCACACCTGGAACATGAGGACAAACATCACCGTACTTCCTGGTACACCCAGTTGCCCGTCCTTCCATAATCTGTTTTGTCTCAAATCTGTTCAAATCAAACATTTTCATCCTTTCATACAGCGAACTCAAGTTCGTTTCATGCTATTTTTCAATCTTTTTAATCTTCTCAAAAACACGCAAGGGTATTGCTATCCAATCCCTATCTACCCTCGGATCATCTTCTCCACCTTTTATTTCTATACAAAGTGCTGGCTCACATTGAGCAGCCTGAGCTTCATCTGTGATCTTCCTCAACCAACTCCATTTTATCGATATACTCGCATGCTTAGTTTGCTTACACTCTACAAGAAATTCTACCCCATCTGGTCCATGTACACCTCTAACATCCCCCTTTGAATAGTCGCTAGCCCCTGAACCCTTAACTCTCTTTCCTCCAGTTCTATATGCTATTCGATTCTCCTGTGATATTGGAGAACTATCTGTATCCCCAAGATATCTTTTTGGTCTAATTATATTCATTTCCACATTTCAATCAATTTACTTATTTTTTCGTCCAACCCATGAACAGCTTTTAACAGTACACCCATACTTTCCATCAATGCATCAGAACTCCCAAGTAACTCTGACACTCCGTCAAAAGTAGTCTCTGCCAAATCCTTCTCATATTGATCTACCATTAATGCAACATTATCCCATGAATCAGACTTCTCAGCCTTTTCCCTAAGAATCTCCCATCTTCTACGACAAGCTGCCCCAGTTACGCAAATATCAGGCAATAAACGACCTGCAACAGCATCCCAAGCATTCAGCTCTTTGTAATTCTTATTTTGAGATTTGAAATGCTCAAATATAGGAGAGCAATCCCCTACAGACTTCTTTAGCAATTCATCGTCTTTTTCTGTCCAACTATGCATCTTCATCGTTTTCTTCCTTCACAATAGAAATTATTTTACTAGCTCGTTTAAGTGCAAAATCCATTGCATCTGTGTTTGAACATTCCAATGGAAACGAGTGATTTTCTCTTTGAAAATTGCATAAACAATTTCCATTATAATCAGCATCAAACTCCCTAAAATCGCATTCTATTTGCTTTGAAATACAAAAATAAAAAATAATAGATTTCTTACAATTTGATGGAGAAACTACTACAGCACAAGCTGTCTTCTCTTTTCTATTAACTCCTCTCATTTTTCAACCTATCAACAAAATCTTTCAAAATTTCAGTTATTTCATAAAGCCTATCTATATCAACAGCCCATCGCTCTGTAGAAAAAACCAAAAAATTTGATGTTCCATTGTTCTCTGTTTTTATTTTCAATTCATGTGTTGTTAAATCAGAACAACAATCTCCATTCTGAATATATGTAGCACTCATATCAAACAACTCTACATCTTCATCTTCTATCTTTTCTTTCGGATCAAATACTATCTTCATTTCACTCCTAACATCTTATCTAAAATAATCTTACGCATAGTAGCATAAACATCAGGATCCTGAATCCGATCTATAGCATCACCCTTTTTCGTGTACTCTTCATCTCCTACAAACCATTTTTTCTTAGCTCCTTCTCCATCCGATCTAAACAATCCAAATTTCTCTGACATCGCTAAGAAATATTTCTGTTCATCTATTTTACCTTTTTCTTCTCCTGAAACCAACATGGTATAACTACCACGCTGCATAGCAGGAGCTACTCTGCTTTTTTCTGTCTTGAAATTTATCCTTACTCTAGTTCCTATCTCAGACTGAAAAGCCTTTATCAGATCTTCATCCTGTGTCTCCTTCTCCCATTTTGATGCCCACATTTTTACCGTCAAACTACTAGCAAATACCTGCGCAAGCCCAGCTGGCATTACCTTGTTATCTCCCCATGTTACTCCTATTTTCTCTCGTTCCTGATTAATCCAAATTTGAATAGGAAGTTTCCGGTAATATTGAGAAACATAATTCATCGCACTAGCAGCTTTTCTAACAAAAATACCCATCTTTCTAGCCATCAATCCTTGAGTAGCTTCATACGAACTTTTCTCCAATTCCTCTCTTGGTTCTAAAGCTGCAATAGAATCCAAAACCAACATATGAACAGCACCCGTTCTTAAAAAATCATCATAAATATCTATAGCCTGCTCTGCTGTATACGGCCTCATATACAAAAGCCGTCTAGGATCAACACCCAAACAACTAGCCCAACTAGGATCAAATACCTGCTCCACATCTACAAGAGCAGTCCTAAATTCCTCGTAAGAATTTTCCTCAAGAACTTTCAATCTAGACTTATAATCAGAAACTTTCTCATTCGGATATTGTATTGTCTTGAAAATACCTTCCTTAAAGCAATCACAATATCCTGTCGTTGAAATTACAACTTCCCCCTCTGCATCTACTTCTTCAACGAACTCAAGTTCACGTGCAGGACGAAAACAATTAGCACACAAATTCTGTGCATTGCCTATCACTCTATATGCCGTAGCAGTTTTACCACCACTCTCCTCACCTCTCAATATTGTAATTCTTCCAGCAGGAATACCACCACCAAAAGCACGATCCATTGCAAGACTTCCTGTTGATACTCTAGGAATATCAGCAACAGTAGATGCCATGCTAATGCAAACATCACCATGCTCTTTTCTGATAGCACTCTTCAAAATATCAAGTTTCTTGTTTCGCATATTAACTGATAATCCTAATTACAATCGTATTTTATTCAGCATATTTGATTCTATTATGATGATAATCCAGCTTTGCAGCCATCTCATCAGATAGTTGTTCAAATGCATCTAGCAAATCATCTTCATCTGAAATAGGTCTCTCCTCTATAATGTCAACTACATCACTTTCAAATTCATTCTTTCCGCTTTTCAATGTCAAGCCATAAAGAACTCCAATTGATCTACAAACACACTTAGATAAAATACCAATAGAATCGTCAGAAACAATCCCATCATAATCATTTTCAACAACAGCTGCTTCTTCTCTACTTAACATACTGTTAATGAAATTCTCTTCAGCATCCTGTACATCATCTTTTTCAATACCGTCTGGCAAATACACCTTTATCCACAACCTTATTCTGCAAAATTCAAAGCGACGTAATTCAATTGTCCTGCCAGCCTCAAATCCTATCATCCTCATTCCATTACATACTTCTTGATCTGCAAAATTTCCACTTCCTTCGTGACTGGACTCATATCCCTTCACTCTGCCCCTTTCCTTAACTTGTCTTGATTCTGTAATGTTACCCTCAACCTTCATCTTCTTCATCTTTTTTCACCTAATCGACCTTTCAACATTTTAAACATACATTTATAAAAATGTTTTGTCAATTCTTATGTGCTTCAATACCAAGTTCTCTCCAACCATCAAGTATCTCGCCTCTCATTCCTCCACCATTTCTGACTATCCCCCTGGATTGAACAGCCATCTTTACTATCAATATCATCGCATCAGTATACAACCTATCACCACGTTTAGACCACAACGGAGTTGGAGGTATCTCTCCTATCGTAGTCCAGTGATTAACAGTATGTATAGACCTACCTATCCTCTCTGCAAGCGTAGATATAGTATACGCATAAACAGATTTTCCATTAACCTCTAAAACAACTGGCTTTCTAGGACCTTTATGACGTTTAGAAACAAGTTTCCCTTCTGCACGAAGCTTCTCTCTCTTTTCCCTAACCTTCTCTCTATATGACTTAGAACAAGATAATACCTTTTCCCTGTATTCTGGATCTTGTCTATATTTATCCTTACGCTTTCTAGACAATTCTTCTTTGCGACGTTCATAATAATGCTGTTGATATTCACGACGGTCCTTTGACGACAATCCACTCCGATCTTTTAATAACAACTGACCACTATATTTCCTACATACATCTTGTCGTATCTTGCGATAACTAGCTAATTTATTCATTTAATTTCTCCTAGATCCTAGTTTTGTGCAATAAATGTCTCATTTACTTGTTAAACAAAAAGATCACCTTTCAAGTCCGTTACCTCTATCAAGCGTACCTATACTTCTATAAAAACGCTTTCTCCTCTTCCACTTAGGCATCAATTTTCCTATTTCATCAACTACATCCATTACAATAGGAATAGGCTTCTCCTTGCATTCTCCTGCTCGCCATGAACACAAACGCTCACATTTTTCTAGCTCTGGCGTACACCATCTTCTTACCCTACCAACTACCTGTTCTACATCACCCATTGGCAATGAAAGAACCAAAACATCCAAAGCTGGGATATCGAGGCCTTCCTCTGCGAGTTGCTTAGTGCAAAAAATAACATTAGCAGACTCAGCTTTCTTCAAATCATTCTTTGTTCTTTTAACGAGTTTAGGGCTTCCTTTCTTATGTGATTTTGTAGATTTCTCCCACACTTCACCAGAATACCATTCTCCTGTATAAAAATCTATTACAGGAACAAATGGAAGTTCCATATCAAAAAGCGACTCC